ACGCCATCGAGACGATTGGGCACTGTGAGGTCGCGAAGGCGACGTGCGTCGAGCTGGCCGTGCCGAGCCCGCCGCCGGTGCACGCCGTCGAGCCCGACGAGCCGCTCAAGATCGACGCGGTGATGGTGCTCACCGGCTACTCGAAATCGCGCTTGCGGCACCGGGGCCAAGAGTTGCCCGGCTATCACAAGTACCCCAACGGGAAAGTGATTTGGTGGAAGCGGCAGTTGCTCGCGGGGATCCAGGGCGGCCTGCCGTGAAACGCACCGTCGCCGTCGAGCCGGGCATCTTCCGGCGCATCTCGCCCCGGACGGGCGCCGTGCTCCCCACGCTCTGGATCCACTACAGCATCGGCCAGCGCGTCCGGCAGGAAAGTACGCGCTCGACCAAACTCCGCGTGGCCCGACAGCTCCGCGCCCAGCGCCTCGCCGCCGTCGGCCTCGGCGAGGAACAGCCCGATGGGCGGCTCACGGTGCGCCGCTTGCTGGAGGACCTCGAAGCCGACTACGCCCGCCACGAGCGCGCCTCTCTTGTGAGCGTGCGCGGGTCCATCAAAGCGTGGCTCGCCACCGGGATCGGCCGACTCCGCCCGAGCGAACTCCGCCCCGAGCGCATCCTGGCAATTGGCGACGACTGGCACCGCCACGGCGCCGCGAATGCCACGATCAACCGCCGCAACGCCGCCCTCCGGCGCGCCTACGCACTCGCCTGCCACGTCGGACGGCTCACGGCGATTCCGCACTTCACCATGCGCGACGAGACGCGCCGCCGGCGCCGCGCGCGCTACGTGCCGGCGGGGGACGCGGTCGCCCTGATCGAGGAGCTCCCGACCTATGCCGCCATCTTCTTCGAGTTTGCGCTGGAGAACGGGATCCGCCGGGGGCAGCTCGCCCGCACGCAACGCCGCTTCGTCGACCTGGAGCTCGGCGTGATCGCGTGGCCGCCGGACGAATGCAAAGCCCGCGAGCCGCACGTGCTTCCCTTGGTCGGTCGCTCCTTGACGCTCGTCGAGGAAGCGATGGCCACCGCCCGGCCCTGGTGCCCGTATCTCTTTCACGGCCGCTGGTGCCGCGGCGGGCGGCCACCGTCGAAGAAGTACGGCTGCCTCGGCGACTTCCGCAAAGCGTGGGCGACGGCCTGCGCGGCCGCGCAGCTCCCCGTGGGGGCGGTGGCGGGCGGCTACGTCTTCCACGATACTCGGCGGACCGCCGCGACCACGCTGCGGGCGGGCGGCATGCAGGAGGTCGACGCCATGAAGGTGACGGGCCACAAGACGGCGCACGTGTTCCGCACCTACGATCTCGGCAACGTCGACCGGCTCCGCGAGGAGTTGGATCGCGCCCGCGCCGTCGCCGCGCACCGCGCCCGCTTCCGCGACCGCCGATGAGCCGTTTGACGCACCGTTTCCTTTGCACCGCCTTTGCACCGGGGGGTTGCGGTGGCCTCCAAATCGCGCTAACTCCGCGACTTCCCTACTGCGCGCCCATAGCTCAGTTGGATAGAGCGTCTGACTACGAATCGGGCGGCGCCAAGAAACAGTTGGCACCTCCGAGCAGCGGGCGCACCCTAACGTCGCAGGCTTCCTCAGATTCCGCGTGGGGCGGCATCGGTCACGTTTCACCCCAGATGCCGCGTGTTGCCAGAAATTCCTTTGCAACGCGCTTTGCACCGCCCGACGGCGTGCGGAGGGGCTGCGATGAAGCGGGGGACGGTGGATCATCCGAAGACCTGTGCGCTCGCGGCCGCGCTTGGCATCCCGCGCTACGCCGCCGTTGGCATTCTTGAGAGCCTCTGGCACTTCGCCGCGCAGTACGCGCCGCGTGGCGACGTCGGGCGCTGGAATGATGCGGCCATCTGCCACGCGATCGCGTGGGAGCGTGAGCCGACGGTGCTCCTCGAGGCGCTCCTTGATGCTGGGTGGCTCGAGCATCATCCGCAGCATCGCCTCATTGTCCACGATTGGGACGATCACATGAGTAACGGCGTTCGGACCTACCTCCGCCATCATGGTGTAAAAGCTATCGTTTCGAGGGTAGCTGAGACTCTGCTCAGCAGACACTCAGCTAGGGCTGAGCAGGCGAGGGGCAAGGGGCAACGGAAAGGATCTGTCTCTGTTCGTTCTGCTCCGGATTCAGAGACGGAGGATCCTACTAGAGTCGCGTTCGCTCAGTTCTGGGCTGCGTATCCGCGTCGGGTCGGCAAACAGGACGCTTGGGACGCGTGGGTGAAGCTGCGGCCTCCCCTCGACACGATCCTGGCCGCGCTCGCCTGGCAACACGACCAGCCGCGCTGGCTCGAGGACAACCGGCGCTTTGTCCCGCATCCGGCCACGTACCTGAACCACCGGCGGTGGGAAGACGAAGCCCCGGCCCGACAACCGGCCGGCACCACGACGCGCACGGCGGGCAACTTGACCGCCATCGCGCGCGGATTGGGGATCACATGACCGCAGAGAACCGTGCACGTTTTGCCGAGCTGCTCGCGCTGCTCTCGGAAGCCTTCAACGAGCCCGTGAGTGAGGCACGCGCCGCCGCGTATTGGCTCGCGCTCGAAGACGTCGACATCCGGTGGATCGAGCACGCCATCCGGACCAGCTTGCGCGAGGCCGAATTCTTCCCGCGCCCGGCACGCCTCCGCCGCTGGGCGGCCGCCGCCGAGCGGGAGCAGCAGCGGCACCACGCGGAGGCGGCTGCCCGGGCGCGCGTGCTCGTCGAGGCGCTCGGGACGGTTGCGCAGCTCCAGATCGAGCAGGAGCGGCTGCGGCGGTTGACCCCGGCCGAGCGCGAGGCGGAGGCCGCACGCGCCCGCGCGGAGCAGGAGCGGCTGGCCGAGGTGGCGCGCCGACACCATGTGCAAGACCTCGCGTGGTGGAAGGCCCACTGGGCGGCGGAAGACGCCCGCACCGGACGCTGGCGCACGCGACGCGCCAGCGAGGAGGGCTGACATGGACGACGACGACCGGCCCGCCACCTGGCTTGAGACGCTCGCCGTGCTCGCGCTCTGGGCGGCGGCGGGGCTCCTCGGCGTGTTCTCGACGTTCGTGCTGTACCGCGTGTCGAACCCATGACGGACGAACTGGAGGCGCTGCGGGCGGAGAACGCCCACCTCCGCGCCCACGTCGCGGCGTTGGTGAAGGTGATTCACGATACGCTGCGGGGCTGGCCTCACCTTGCCATTGGCGGAGCGGCGCATATCGCGTTGCAGCAAGCCCTCGATGCCCCCGACCTGGCCGCGCTCCTCGCCCGCGAGCAGGCGCGGGAGCGCGAGCTGCATGCCCTGCGCCGATTCAAAGCGGCCTATGACGTGTGCGACAGCCACCGAGGCGCCTTCTCTTGTACCGACGCTCATGACCTGCGTTGCCTGAAGGCGCGCGGTCGTCCCGATGCGGCATGCGAGTGTGGCCGTGATGAACTCGACGCCGCAGGAGCCGCCCTCGACGCCGGGGAGCAGACGCCATGAGGCGCGTCATCGGGTGCGACCCGGGCGTCACCGGCGGCCTCGGCGTCCTCGACCTCGATGACGCCGGCGCGGTCGTCGCTGCGGCGCTGCGCCGCACGCCCCGCTTGGCCGTGCTGCGGAACCGCCGGCGGCGCGACGACTACGACCCGGCGGCCATGTGGGCGCTCTTGACGCGTGCGATCAACGGCCGCGGCGTCGAGGTCGCCCTCGAGGCGCAAGGCGCCCGGCCCCAGCAAGGGGTCGCCTCGAGCTACCGCACCGGCGTCGGCTTTGGCTTGTGGCTCGGGCTCATCGTCGCCGCCCGCGTCCCCTACCGCGTTATCCAGCCGACCGTGTGGAAGCGGCACGCCGGGCTGCTGGGCGCCGCCAAGCGGGTCAGCCGGCTGCGCGCGCAAGAACGGTTCCCGAGTCTCGGCGTCATCCGGGCCGCCGACGAGGGTCCCGCCGAGGCACTGTTGCTCGCCGCCTATCTCGCGGCGACCCATTCCGGAGGAGCTACCAATGGCGAACGAAATTCCCGCGGATAGCGTGCAGCTCGCGACGCGCATCCCGAAACGGTTACACCGCGCGTTGAAACTCGACTGCATCGCCACGGAGGTCCTGGTGCAGGATTGGGTGCGCGACGCGCTCGAGGTGCACTTGCGACGATGCACCAGCGGCACGGCCGCGCACCACGATACCCCGAAACGGGCCCTAGCAACGCTACCACGGCCCGCGCGCGCCTCGGCATGACCGGACCACCCACCCGGAGCCCTGTAACGGGTAGGCGGGCATCGAATCCGTTGCAGGGTCGGACAAAAGTCACCGCGCGGTGCGCGGAATGCGGCGCCCCATTCCACGCGGTGCGGTCGTCGGCACGCTACTGCGGCGTGACGTGTCGGGTTGCCGCGTGGCGGGTGCGGCACGGGGCGAGTGATGGCGCAGGATGACGAGCCGCGGGCCGTGCCCGAGGTCGCCGTGCGCGGGGCGCTCGCCGCGCTCTACCGCGAGGCGTCCCGGGGCGACGGGTAGGCGCCGCGCCCCGGCATGTGGCTCCCCGATGCCGACACGCTGCTCCGCCTCGCCCTCCTCGCCGTGGCGCTGTACCTCCTCCTCACGGTCGGGCTTGTCTTGTTGCCCTATGCGCTGGCGGTCGTCGTCGTGGTCGGCCCGTTCGTCGGCGCCGTGGTCCTGGTTCGCTGGCTCGCGGGCGAGCTCGGCACCGCGGGCGCGGTCCTGATACTGACGGCGGGGGTTGGGCTTGGGATATTCGCCTACGCCTGCGCGCGGCGGCGGTGACTTGCCCGCGGCGGGCCGCGCGGTGTAACGCTAACGTATGGACGCGGACGACGCCCGGCTTGACCGGCTCGAGACGAAAATGCTCCGAGTCGTCGACGCGCTCGAGACGCAAGGAGCAATTCTTGCGCGCCACACGGAACTCCTCGAATCCCTCGACGCGCATGCCGAGCGCACCGATCGCCGCTTGGGCGCGATGCTCAAGCAATTGCGCGTCATGAACGAGTCCCTCATCCGGACCGTGACGGTGCGCGCCGAGCTCGACGAGTTGCGCGCCCGGCTCGCGCGGCTGGAAGCCCGCTAAGGCCCCTGCGCGGCTTGCCGACACGCAGGCATGACACGTATCGTCTGTGACACGATGATCTGGCTTTTCGATGCCCTGTGGGTCGGGTTGGTGAGCGCGGTCGCGGTCCGCTTATTCCGCGTCGTGTTTCTCCGCCACACGCGGCTCCGCTAGGGTTGATACGCTGGGAGCAGTTGCGTGGCGGCGAGTTGGCCACCCGCCTCCGCACCCCGGTACGCCCACGGGCTCGCAACCCGTGAGGCTTGCGGCAGTTTCCCGAGCCAAGTGAGCGGCGTATCGTAGAGGAGCGCCCGCGGCGCGAGGTCCCGTGCCGCTTCAATTCCCGCACCCAAGGCGTACATGGTCGGCTGATCAATCAGCCCATGGTGCCACAAAGCCGCCGGCAAGCCGGCCGTCTTGAGCAGCGACGTGGGCCGCATGCTGGCCGTCAACTCGCCCGGGCGAATCGTTTTGACGAGCGTCCCAAGCGCGTCGACATGGTCGCCGCCGAGCTTCGCTTGCCCTTGCGGCCCCAAGGCATCCCACGCTTGTCCGAGCGCGTCGGCCCCTTGCGAGGCGTAGTGATTCCACCACGCGCTCAACACCGTTTGCTGGCCTTTCGGTGTCAAGTCCGCGGCGGCGAGCGCCTCCGGGTCGCGAATGAGTTGCCCGACTTTCGTCGTCGCCGCCGTCGCCTCAGGGGGGAGCTCGCGCGTGAGCGTCGGCGCCAGCGACTCGGCCGCGCGGAGCGTCGGGCCCGCAACCGCCTTGACGGCTTGCGCACCCGCCGTGAGTCCTTGCCCCAGCCCCTCGCCCGCCAACCCACGCACACCGGCGCGCAAGGCCCGCTCGCCCGGCGTGCCCTCCTCGGATGGCGCGACGCCCGCCTCTTGCTCCGCTTTCGATTGCAGATACTCGAGGCCGCCCGAGCCAAGCGCGGCGCCGGCGATTGCGCCAAGCGGCACCGTGAACGGGGCGAATGGGCCGCCCAAGGCGCCGGCGGCCGCACCGCCAAGGGCGCCTCCGCCAAACCCGCCGACCATGCTCGGCACCTGGCTCGCGAGCGACCGTGCCGGAGCCAAGGTGCCATACACGCGCTCGCCAAAGGTCTGCGGCGAGGCCACCGTGGCCGCTGGAGCCGGCGGGGATGCGGCCGCCGGTGAGGGCGCCGCCTCCTCGGGGAGGCCGCTTTGCACGTTGGGCGACATGGCGACGGGGCCGAGATAGATCTCGCCGCGATTGGCGGCGTAGTCCGCGAGCTGTTGATGCGTCGGCGCCATGTCGGCCCCGCCCGTGCGCACGACCGTACTCCCGTCGGGGAGCTGCGCTTGGTACGCAAAGAGCGCTTGATCCGCCATCAGCTAGCGAATCCAATTCGGTTGCCACGTCGGCGCGGGCGGTGGCGTCGCCCCGGTCGGGCCCAGGGGCGGCTCAGCGTATGCGGTGGCCGGCGGCGGCGCGCTCGCTGGCGCCGGCGGTGGCCCCGGCGCGGCGGGCGGTGGTGGCGTCGCGCCCTCGCTGGCTTGCTGCGCCGCGCGCACGCGGGCCGCCGTGCGTGCTTCCTGCCATTGGTCGGTCGCGGCGTTGATGCGGGCGGCGGTAATCTCACTCTCAGGCATCCCGACGAATGCGGTCCGCTGAAAGATCTTCGTCTCGATGCGGTCACGCAATTTCTGGAGGTCACTCTCAAATTGCGCTGGGCTCTCGCTCCCGCTCGGCGCCGAGGCTTTGAGGCTGACGAGGTCGCCTTTGAGTGGCGAGTCTTTGTCGTTGAGGGTGTCGTATGAGAATGGGGCGAGCGCGGAGCGGAAATCGGCAATCTTCTCGGAGCCCGGCCAGTTAATCTCCGTCTGCACATTTTGCGTAACCCAGTTGCGACGGCCGATGAATTGCGCGCGCTTCTCGGGGGTATCGTAGACGGCCGTAAAGGCGTTGAGATTGTCGCGGAGATCCATGAGCGTCCGTAAGCCCTCCGCGTCCCCGTCGCTCATGCCGCGACGAAGCCGTTGCACGTTGGCGTCATCCAGCTTGTTTTGGAGATTCCACGCGCGCTCCTGCGCCTCGTAGTTGGCGATCTGGTCCGGCTTGGCGAGCCGCCAATCCGTGATGCCGGCATTCCTCGCCCACAACGCCTCTTTGCCGGTCCCGAGACTCGGCGCGGTGTACGTTTGCGTGCCGCCCTGTGACTCGACCGTCTTACCCGTCTGCGGGAGCCCGGTCCCGGGGTCGACCGGAATCGTCCCCGGTGCGAGCGGCGCCGGCGGCGTCGCGGCGGCCTCGAGCGCGGCGTTGGGCGGCGGGAGCGTCGTGGTCGGCATGGGCACCGTCGGCGGCGTCTCGCCCCCGAATGCGGCCGAGGGATAGCCCACCCGCGGCGCGGGCACGATCACATGCGGGACGACCTCATTGGGGTTTTGTTGCCACGCCGGCGCGGGCGGTGGTGGTGCGGCGGGCGCGGGGCGCACCGCGGGGCGTGCCGCCGCTGGCGGTGCGGGCCGGGCCGGCGCGGGGGCCGGTGGAGCCGGGCGGGCGGGAGCTGGCGCGGGCGTTGGCGCGGCTGCGGGTGCCGGTGCGGGCGCGGGTGCGGGTGCGGGTGCGGCGGGTTGCGGTGGGGGCGCGGGCGGCGTCTCGCGCGCCACCTGGACGGGCGGCGTCGCTGGCTGCGTCCCGCCGAATGAATAGCCCTCGCGATGCGCTTGGGTGAGCGTGACGCCGCGGAGCTCGTCGGGCGTGAGCGATCCGACCGTGCGCGTGGGGTCGATCCCGAGCGGCGCGACGATCTCGCCGCCGTAGCCACCATTCGACCACTTGTGCATCGCGTCGCCGATGGTGAGGTCACGATACGCGGGGCCGGTTAACAGATTGCCCTGCGCGGCAAAGCCCGAGGCGGGCGAATCGAACACGGCGAAGCGGCCACCATCCGTCGCCACGGGCCCGGCGCCGACGTAGCCAGGTTGCGAGCGCGCAAACGGGCCGTCCTTGATGTTCCCGGGGTTGTTCGTCCGGGTCGCCACGGTGGCGGGCGGCCCGCCGGTCGTCGGCGTTTGCGTCGCTGCGCCGCCGCGAAATTCGGGCGCGGGTGGGGTCGTCGGCAATTGTTGCTGCCCGCTCGGCGGCGGCGCAATCAAGAAGGTGCCGCGGCCCGAGGGCACGACCGTCCAGCCGGCGCTCCCCGGCGGGAGCTGCGCGTTGCGTGCCGCGGCGGCAGCGGCGGCGACTTGATAGCTCGGGTACTCGTCGGAGCCGACCGCCGAGAAGTTGTACGGCGAGCCGATCTGCACCGTCATCCCGGGGAGCTTGACGCCGACCGTCGAGCCGGGGCCGGCGGCCCGTTGAATCCCCGCCGCTTGCCCGAGCACGGCCTTGGTTTCGCCTTCGGTCGGCATGATGCCCGCTTGCATCTTGGCGATGCCCGCCTGCAGCGGACTGCCGGCGCCAATCGCGACCTGCTGCGAGGCGAGCGCTTGCTGCTTGAGCGCCTCCTCGGGATCGTAGGGCGGCAAGTTCGGCATCCACGCCCGCGGCGTCCCGGGCAGATAGCCGGGTACGTTGACGGCCGTCGGCGCCGGGAGCTGGCCGGGTGCCGCTTGCCCGGGCGCGGCGACCTGGACGCTGGGCGCGGGCGGGCCGACCATGTCGGCGGGTTGCGCGATGCCGCCCGTGGCGGCCGCCGGGAGCGACGGCGCTGCGGGCGCGGGGCCCGTATCGCCCGACACGCCAAACACGCCCGCCGCGAACGGCGAGCCGGCGAGCGACGCGCGAAAGCCCGGGTCGCTCATGAGCCGTTGGCGGTTCATCAAGTACGATCCGAGCCCGCCCGACTTGATCGTGTCGAGCGCCGCCAACGTGCCGACGCCGTAGCCGGCCACGTTCTTGATCGTATTGAAAACAGGACTGTCCACTAGAAGCCCTTAAAGAGCTGCCCCAGCATCCCCATGATCGGGCCCGGCCCCATCGGGGGCGGTGCGGTGTTGGTCAGTTTCGGGCGCTGCCCCAGCGCCCCGGTGATCCCCCCGACAATCGGTTGCAAGGACATCCCGCCTTGCCGACCCGCATTCAGCTGGTCGAGCGTGCTCAAGAGCTGCCCGACACCCGTCCCAAGCGACGTGCCCGCGCTCGGATTCGCGAGTTGCGCCGGCCCGTGCGTAAAGCCCTGCATCACGCTCCCGAGAAACCCGGGGCCGGCAAAGGTCGAGCTCGGGCCCGCGAGCTCGACGCCTTGGGGTACCGCTTGCCCGAGCGCAGCGAGGTTGCCGGCCTCGCCGCCGCCCGAGGTAAAGAGCGATTGGAGCCCGTGCCCGACACTCTCGAGCCCGCCGAGGGCCGTGCTCCCGGCCCCGCCAAGCGCCGAGCTCGCCGCACTCTCGAGCCCGCTGCCGACGGCGCCCGCGGCGTCGGCAATCCCGCTCCCGAGCGCGCCGAGCATGCCGTAGCCGCGCGCCAACCGCGGTGGCCGCATGCGATGATAGCGCCGCGAGTCGTCCGTCATAGGATGTTCGACTGCTTACTCGACGAGGCCGTGGTCGGCGCGGTCGCGCCGAGCATCTGCAAGCCCGGCGACAGGCCTGCGGTGAGCAAGTTCATGAGATTGCCGGATGCCTGCATGGGGAGGTTGTATTGATTCATGAGGGTTTGCCCGAGCTGATTGACGGCGGCCGCTTGCTGCCCGGCGAGTTCGGGGCCCGCCATGAGCATCCCCGCGCCCTGCTGCGCGGCGCCCCCGACATTCTGCGCGCCCTGCTGAATCGCCTGCAAATACGGGATCATAGATTGCCCGAGGGCGGCTTGATTCTGCGCGGCGCCTTGCACGCCCTGGCTCGCCGCCTGCAAGCCCTGCAACCCCTGCGCTTGCAGGTTGCCGAGCCCCGAGGCCGCGGCGCCGACATTCTGCTGCGCCTGGCTCTGGAGATTGCCGAGCCCGCTCGCGGCGCCCTGCAAGCCCTGCAAGGCCGCTTGCCGCTGCGCCGCTTGATTCGCAGCAAACTGCATCGCAAGATCGCGTTGCGTGTCGGCCGAGAGCTGCGCGCCGGCGCCGCCGGCCTCCAAGCCGCGCGCGGCGAGCCCGGGTTGAATCTGCTGCATCACGCGCCGGGAGGCCGCCTGGTAGAGGTCCTCGTTGGCAATCGGCGACGCGGCTTGCTGCGCGTAGCGTTGCGCGAGGTCGAGCGCTTGCGCGCCGCCGGCCTCCGCGGCCCCGCCGCCGAGGAGCCCTTGCGCGCGCGCGAGCTGCGCTTGCGCGGCCTGCATCTGCGGCCCGGTCAGGTAGCCCTGCGCGGCGCCTAACGCTTGCTGCGCGCCTTGCGTGCCTTGCGCCGCGGTTTGCTGGAGTCCGGGGAGCATCGCGGCCGCTTGCCCGTAGAGATCCTGCGCGCCGCCGAGCGCGCCCTGCGTGGCGGCGAGCCCTTGGTTGACGGCTTGCTGATACTGCGGCATCGCCGTCTGCGCCGCGCTAATCGACGCCTGCAACTGTCTGACCGCATCGGCGCCTTGCTGCGACATCTGTTGCCCGATGTCCTGCGCGCCGCCAATCACGCCCGGCGCGAATTGCTGCACGCCGCGAATCGCCGCCGCGAGCGGCCCCTGCGCTTGGCCGCTCATGATTTGCTGCTGCAGTTTTTGCGCTTTCGGCCCGACGCCGAGTCCGAGCCCCATCAAGAGCGGCGAGAGCTGCTGGCGATTGATGCGCCCGGCCACTTGGTACGGCAAGCCGCCAAACGGCGAGCGCGTGACCGGCGTCGTCGTTTGTTGCCCGTACGCCCGGGTAAACGTCGGCGGCCGCGTGCGATGGTACCGGCGACTATCGTGCGGGGGCATGGGGATCCTCCTCGAGGCCGACCCAGGCGGTGACGTGCTCGACCGGGGCGACATAGTGGCGCGCCGTTTCCCGCCAGCCCCGCCGCTGCCATTGTCGGTCGCCGGGCACGCTCGCAATCTCGATGTGGGTGACGCCGTAGGCGTGGAGGATGCGCACCCCCGCGCGTACGAGCTCCCGGCCGATGCCTTGCCCCCGGTCGGGCGGCTCGACATAGAACCACTCGACGAAACACACCGTCGCCGGCCGGCCGACGGCACGCGCGCGCACTTCCCCCACGAGCAACCCCACGGGCGCACGGTCGACGGCCAGCACGACGACGAGGCTGGGATCCTGCGACAGCCGCGCGGCATAGCCCGCGGCGAGATAGGCGGCGGCCTCGAGGGGGTGGAAGCGGGGATAGGCCGCGGGAAAGCCGGCTTGATGCTCGCGCATGAGGGCGGCGAGCAACGTCTCGAGCGCCTGGCGGTCGCCCGGCTCGGCGGTGCGGATCATGTGACTCATGCCCGGCCTCCGGCAATGAGCCGCGGCGTGGGCGCGGGGCGCCGCCGCCGCCGGCGCTTCCGGGGCGCCCGCGGCACGGCGGGGACAGGGGCCGGCGCCGCCGGGGCCGTCGGTGTGGGATCGACGGCGGGGCGCTCGACGACGCCGGCGCGGACCGCGGCGAGGGGCAAGGCGTAGTGCACGAGATAGGGGAGCCAGCCGCGCGCGTGCCATTGCCTGTCGCCTGTGACCGCCGCGACCTCAACGTGCGTCACGCCGAGCGCTGCCAGATCCTCCACGCCGCGGAGGGCGAGCGCGCGGGCCAGGCCACGGCCCCGATGCGTCGGTGCGAGATAGAGCCAATGCGCGGCCGCAAACACGCGCGGCTCGCCGAGGGCCCGCTCAGAGACCTCGCCGCCGAGAAACCCGACCACGTCGCCCGTCGCGTCGTCCGTCGCCACGTAGGTGAGCCACGTCGGATCCTCGACCAGCCGCCGGGCCTGCAAGAGCGTAAAGCTATCGAGGTCGTCCGCGCCGTACGCAGGGTACGAGACGGCATGCGTGGCCGCGAGCTCGGCGACCAGCGCCGCGTAGAGGCGGCGGAGCCCCGGCACGTCGGCGAAGACGGCGGGGCGGATCATGCGACCGCCTCGAGCGGGCGCCCGGCGGCGTCCGGCTCCGGCGCCGGGTCGGGCACCAGGAGCAACTCGTCGAGAACGGCCAGCGCACCGCGATAGCGCTCAACCGCGCGCATCGCCTCGAGTAGCTCCGCCTGCAGTGCGGCGCGGCGGGCCGTGACCATCGCGCGCGTCATTACGCCATCCGCGCAATCCAGAAGGTGGGCTGCGGCGTGCCGGCGACGTTCAGCGCGAGCGCGCCGCCAGAATCTTGATACACGATGAGTTGCATGGCTTGGCCCGCCGTCAGCGCGGCAATAGTGCTCATGGCGAAAAAGACGGTCGGGCCGACGGGCCCCGATTGCTCGACGAGGTTGGCGCCGGCGAGCTGGATAAAGAGCAGGCGATTGGCGCCCCCTGCGGCGCCCGCGAGCCCGCACACGCCGCCAAAGAGATAGACGCCGTTTTGCTGGATCGTGAACCGATCCGGGCTGCCGGCCACAAACAGGCCGCCGACATTGGTTTCGATCGTGTCGAAGGTGATGGCCGTCTGTGCATTGTTCGGGATACTGAGTGCCGCGTTGCGATGCACCCGGGCATAACTCTGGAGCGTGAGCTTGGGCCACGTGACGGCGCCGTCGGCGAGTTTGGCCGTGGTCACCGCCAGATCGTTGAGATTCGCCGTGCCGGCGCCGTTCGGGGCCGTCGCCAATTTCGGCGTCGTCACCGAGCCGTCGATCAAGTTCGCGGTCGCGACGCCGCCATTCCAGGCCGCGTAAATCGTATCGAGGTCGGCGTCCATCTCGCTCGCGAGGATGTCGGGAAAGCCGGCGGCGACCTTTTGCTGATAGGTGGTGACGCTGCCCTCTTTGAGCGGTCGCGTAACGGCCATTAGCCGATCTCCATCGCCACGAAGCCGGTGACGGCTTGCGGCGAGCTCACAATCGTAGCGGCCGTCCCGGCCAACACCTGATAGACATAGACATGCGCCCCGGCCGGCGCGACGTCGATCCAGTGGAGCCCGGGGAGGGCCACGGCGTTCGGTGCCGGCGCGCAGAGAAACCACGAGGCCGCCGCAATCGAGACCCCATCGCGCAGCCAGCGCGCGTTACACGCCGCCGCGGCGGCGAGCGCCGTCACACTCGTCGCGGCATTCGCGAGCAGGAGCACCGGGCCGCCGCGCGTCGTCAGGCTCGGCAGCGTGACATACGTCGTCCAGACGCCTGCGGTACTGAGGACAAAGCCCGTCGGATTCGCTGCCGAGACACTCGCCCCGCTCGTCGCCGTGGCGGCCAGCTTCGCGCGCGTCACCGCGCCGTCGGCGAGCTCGGCGGTGCCGACCGTCAGGTCCATAATCTCGCGCGCGCCCACCGAATCCGCCGCGAGAGTCGTCGCCGTCACGGCACCCGGCGCCAGTTTCGCGCCCGTCACCGCGCCGTCGCGAAGTTGCGGCGACGGATACGTGCCCTGCAAGTCGCCGCCCGCGGGGCCACTCGGCGCGAAACTCCCGGGCGGTCCGGTCACCTTCGCCCACGCGACGCTCACGATCTTCGGATCCGTCACCGCGCCGTCGGCGATCTTCGGCGTCGTCACCGCGCCGGTGGCGAGATTCGTCGTGCCGACGCCGCTATCCTGGAGCTCGCGGGGGCCGACCGCATCGGCGGCCAGCTTCGCGCTCGTGATGGCGCCGTCGCGGATGTTGACCGTATCGGCGCCGCTGTTCCAGGCGCCGTAGATCGTATCGAGGTCCGCGTCGACCTCGCCGGCCAAGATGTGCGGATAGCCCGCCGCCACCTTCGCGACGTAGGTTGTGACGGCGCCCTGTTTCGGCGGGCGGGGGATTTGCGCCATTACTGCGTCTCGCGGCTGGAGGGTTGCACGCGGAGCTCGAAATCACGGAGATCGCATGGATTCGGGTCGACGTGAGTCAGCACGGCGGAAAACTGCCGCCCACGGGGCTCGGGCACCGGGCACTCGAACTCGCTCAGGATCCACTGCTGCATGGCCCATTCCGCGGTGTCCCAGTCGGCCGTGTCCCACACGTCGCCGAGCGCAATCGGCACGCGGAGCGTGCCCGCGGCGCCGTAGCTATGATCCGCCGTCACCGTGATGCCGAGCGACGTCGTCTCGAACACGTGCGCGACGATGCGCGCGCGTTTCGCGATTTTCGGCGTCAAGGGGGCGCCGCCGTCCAGGTCCGCGGTGATGATCCGCGAGACAATTGGCACGGCGACCTCCTGCGCCCAGTCGTCCACGTTCCAATGGGCCACGTTCCACTGCCCGCCCGAGCGCGGCCCGACCGGGTCCGTGTAGCGGTCGGCTTGATCCAAGAGGACAAAAAAGGCGACCGAGCTGTCTTGCGCCGCCCACGCGCGGTCTTCCTCGGCCGGATGATTCGTCGCTCGCGTGGCGGCGCTATAGCCCGGCGTCGTATGCGGCCCCCACCAATTCGGCGGATCGCCGAGGCCGTGGCGGAGGTCGAGCCACCATTGTTCCGTGGGCGTCGTCCCGCCCGCCGGCACGAGCGCCAGCTTGTAGAAGCCGCGGTGGTAGATCGCCCAGCACTGCGTCCGTTCGGGCACCGGCACCGCGCGGATGGCCGGCTCGATCGGCCACCCGATATCCTTCGGCTCGGCTTGCTGCGGCGTCAGCAGATAGACGCTCCGCTTGCCGCAGAAGACGATGCCGAGCGGCGTGGAGGCCACCGTGCGGTCGCCGGGACAGCCGACCTCGTCGGAGATCTGGACGAGCGTCGCGCCGGGATCGTCGACGGGGTCGCCGAAATAGAGCCACGTCGACGTCTCGGTCATCAGCGCGAGCGGGGAGGTCGGGCTCCGATTCGTCGAGGACAAGGTCGCGACCGCGAGCGCGGTCACGGGGCCGCCCAAGTCGGGCGTCACAGCGCCGGCGGGGAAAAAGAGCCCTTGCTCGAAGAGCGATTGCTCGAGCCCGGGGACCAGCACGTTGGTCGCCCACACGCGCCGCGCCGTCGCGTCGAGCCCGCCGGCGCCCCAGAGGCGCCCGCGATGCGCGATCAGGTGGGCGCCGCGGCGCACGACCGTCGAGGGAATCGGCACGGTGGCCGATTCGACCGCGGGATCGTCCCACAAGGCGAATTGGTCGGCGCCGCTTGAGGCCGGGAGGCCGGCGGGCGTTTGGTCGTGCGCGCCCTCAATTTCTTGATCCACGCCGGCGAGGAAGAGGTGATAGAGCTCGCCCGTCGCGAGGGCCACGGTCGGGGCGCGGAAGCCGAGCCGCTGGCGGCCGCTGCCCGCCGTCGTCACGGTGCGCACCGGCCCCACCTGCGTCCACCGCTGCGTCGGCCCGTGGTAGGTCGCCCAGCGGTAACTGTAGGTGCCAGCCAGCACGCGGGCGAGCTCGTCGGCAATCGCCGTCGCGACCTGGCCCGTATCGTCGAGGAGGGCGAGCGGCACCAAATCGACCGCATCGCCCCCGAGCGGGACCTGCTTGATCGGATCGACGTCGTTGCCGATGTAGAGCGTATCGCCGAGGGCGGTGATCCCGTAGCGGAGATCTTCAACCGGTCCGGCAGAAAAGGCGCCGTTTGTGACCGCGACGATCGGCGCATCGTTGACCGACACGTAGAGCTGATCGTTGGCGACGAAATAGAGGTAGCGCGTGCCGTCGCTCCCGCTGCAGTAGTAGAGCGGATCAACGCGGCCGGGCGCGGGCAACCGTTGCCACGGCGCACTCCCGCGCCGCTTGCTCAAGACAAGCGTCAGATCCGGGACCCAATTCTCGCACCGCGCGACCCAGCCGAGCGGCACGAAGGCAGGATCCATGGCGAGCATGGTGCCCTGAAAGCGCCGCACGGGAATCGGGAGCTCGCGGTCGGGGGCGCCGGGCATCTAATCCCCGCGGAACGGCCGCCCGAAGATGAGCGGGTCGAGCGGAATGTCGGCGCGCTGCGAGCGGAGCGGCGCGGCGCCGCGACGAATCATCGCGAGCAAGGTGTCGCGGGTGGCGGCCTCGGCTTGCGCGCGCGCGTCCCGCTCGTGCTCGAGGGCGAACACGTAGACCGCCTGCACGAGGTAATTGTGGTACGGGAACACGGGCACGTCCGCGGGCTCCTCGGCCGGGAGCGGGTCGGGTGGGAGGCGTTTGTAGCGGAGCACGACGTCGATCCGCCGCCCGGTCGGATCCGGCGCCACGCGGGCGGTGGTATCGCTCCGCGAGACCGCCCAATACTGCGGCACGCCGTACGACGTCGGTGCCGCCATCGCGGTCAATTCCTCGGGCGAGACCTCGACGGCAAAGCAGTTGCTTTGCGCCCCGCCGTCAATCGCGATGATCTGAAACGCGTGATCGTCCTGCGCCGTCATGAAATCGGCGGGCAAGTCGACCGTCGGGCCGGTCAGCACGAGCGGCGCCGACACGTAGAGAAACGGCCAGTCGGCGAGCGTGTAGAGCTCGAAGAGGTGTTGCGCGAGGAAATCCGCGGCGTCGGCGTCGAGCGCGCGGTTGCCCGCGCGATTCAACGCGAGGTCACGGATTTTCTGCCGCGTGTACCGCCCCGGCGGGATCGTCGGCACGGGTCGCGTCCTCCTCCGCGGGCGGGTCGGGCACGCCGAGCTCGCGGCGGAGCTGCGCCACCGCGTGCGCGTACACCTGGCGTTGCCGGTCCTCGAAGTGCGCGCCGGCCTCGAGGACGGCGGCGTTGTTGGCTTTCAGGCGGGCGAGGGCGGCGGCGCCGGCAATGGCGAGCGCCTCGGCGAGCTCGGCGGACGTCGACGCCGTGAAGGCGATCGTCACCTGCTCGCCCTCGCCCGTCACGCGGAGGAGCTGGCCGGAAAACGGGGGCGTCGGCCCGAGCCGCGCCGCAGGGCCCCGGGCGATCATGCGCGTTGAATCGCCCGCGCGCGCTCGGCGAGCGGCGAGTCCAAGTCGAGGGCGCCGCCGTTGCCGTTGTCGGCGAGCCGGGCGCCCTCGACGAGTCGGGCGCGGTGGACGAGCTCCAAGATGGTGCGAGCCTCGCACTCCCAGACTTCGACGGCGCCGAAATAGACGCGCTCGTTGATGCGGACAAACACCTTGCTCGGGAGCATCGGCACGTCGACGGTGATGCGCATGCACTCGGGATGGAGCTCGCGGTGGCTGGCGCGGCGGAGCCGGCCGACGATCCGCCGGGCGACCGTCTTCGAGCCCTCGTCGTCATACTGGACGACGTCGCGCCACATGGTGTTGAGGGCCTTCACGACCTCGGGCGTCAAGGGCGTGCGGAGGTCGTCGAGCGCCTCGCCGGCGAGCTGCTCGGGGTCGGGCGCCTCGAACGCCTCGAGGTCGTCAGGCGCCGGCGGCTCGTGAGACACCGCCGGCACCGTGCGCGGGCGGCCGGGAGGTCGGCTCATGGCATCGCTCACGAGAAGGCGCTCTGACACTCGAAGCGCCGGAAGAAGTCGGTGTTGAGGATGCACGTCTTGGTCATGAACTTGAAGCCGGCCTTGCGGCGCTGCTTCAAGGGATCGGAGTCGCTGGCGGTCGCCGGCGTGAGCGTCGTCTCGACGCGGCTCCCGATCGCGGGCACCGCGAACGAGCTCTTGCCGAAGATGTAGCCGACATGCACCGAGCCGGTGGCCGGCGGGTCGGCACCGGCGGGCGACCCGGTGGCGCTGTAGCCGACCGACGTCGCGGCGGCGGCGCTCGTGACGGCCTTGGCGACGACGCCGACGTACTGCGCCCCGACCGGCTTCGACACGGTCGTCTGATAGGTCGGCACGGTGCCGCCCTCGGCGCTCACGTACACGTTGTAGCGACCCTCGGGGGCGGACGCCGTGATCGTGAAGGCAACCGTGTAGGCCGACGCATTCGTCACGCTCGCCGTCGCGATCTGCTTGACGTCGAGGCCCGAAATGGGGTCGGCGAGGGCGACGACGACCTTGACGGTCGAGCCGGCCGTAAACCCCGTCTCGCCCGTCCCGGCGGCCTGGTTGGTGGCCGAGGCGCCGCCGGCGCCGGTCGCCAGCAGCGAGACGATCGGGAGCAGGTTCGAGCGCTTCCAGCGCACGCCGCGCCACCGGCCGATCTCGGCGTTCATGAGCGCGGTGGTCTCGGCGTACTGATGCGAGAGGACGAAGGTGTTGTCCTTCGCGAGATCCTGCTCGTTGTACGGGTCGACCACGCCGGCATACATGGCGCCCGGGAAGGTCGGCGCGCCGAGCTGGCGGAGCGTCGCGACGATGCCGGAAATGAAGTCGGTGGTCGGCAGGTCGCCGGCGACCAGCGTCGAGCGCGACGTCTTGCCGCCCGGGAAGACGACCTGACCGGCGCCCATGAGGACCTTCTGGATTTCGCGGTCCTGCAACTCGGCCGAGGCGTTGCCGAGCCGGTCCTTGGCGGCGGTGAGTGCCGGATGCTTGGTCGTCATCAAGGCCACGTCGGTGAGCGACACGACCATGCCCCACTGCTCGAGCATGGCCTGCACCTTGTTGACGACGAGCGGCGTCGAGTCCGGCGTGATGCCCTCGGTGAGCGGCGCCCCCGGCAGCGAGAGCCGCTCGTAGCGCTGCGCCGAATACGTCTTCCCCTCGCCCTCAGGCATGTTCGGCGTGTCGCCAATATCTTGGAACACGGTCAGCTTCTCGGCGACGGCGAGGAGCTCGTCCTGGAGCCAGAGTGGCGCGAGGTCGTTCGCCAGCGTCGTCGAGGTCGAAAGCCCCGGATCGCTGTAGTTGTACGTACTTCCAGGCATGGCGGCCTCCTGTTAGAGCGTGGCGCCCTCGAGCGCCTTGCGTTTCTCCTCGAGCGTCATCCGGGCAAATTCCTCGCGCGTCACGGGCACACGCGGTTGCTTGGTGGGTTCGGGGCCGGCCTTCTGCGCGCTCGAGCCGCCTTCCGTCACGGCGGCGCCGGCGGCGGCGGCCCGCGATGCCTGGTCGGTCGCGCGTTCCTTCGCGCGGGCCTCGACGAGCGTATCCACGTACTTCGGGTCATCCATGCGGCGTGCCTTGACGAGCGCAACGGCTTGCTTGCGCGTGATGACCTGGCCGCGCTGGCGATATTCCATCCGCACGCGGTCGGCTTCCTCGGCCTGCGTTTCGTACTGCGGCACGTCTTGCCGCACCTGGATCAAGTCGACGGTGTCGGCCATGCCCTCGAGACCCATCAAGAGCGGCGCCGCGAGCTCCTGCATGAAGGCCGCGAAGATTGGCGCGTGCGACTGCACGGCCTCCTCGGTCCACTGCCCGCCGAGCGTGGCGGCGATGCGGAGCGCCTGGTCGCGCGGGAGGCGGACCAGCGGCAACGGCCCTTGCTGCTGCGCTTGGGGTTGCGGGGCGAGGAGCCGGAGCGTGCCCTCGAGCGCCGCGCGTTGCTCGCGCTCGCGGGCGAGCTGGTCCTCGAGCCGCGCAAACCGGGCGCCCCACTCCTCCGCCGGCGGCGCGCCCCCGGGGGCCTCCGGGACCGCCGGGGCGGCCTCGGGGGCCTCGGGGGCCGGGGCGGGTGCGGAGGCGGGAAGCGGCTGCTCGTCGGCCATGGCGGTCCTCTCAGGGAATCGGGAGCTCGTCCACGGGATCGCTCCACCAGGCGCGCTCGAGGCCGGGCGGCACGGGCCGGGCGGCCTCGGCGGTGGCGCGCGCCTCGGCCCGGCGGGCGAGTGCGGCGAGTGCCAGCGACTTGACGAACAGCGGGACGACGAGGCGCTGGAGCTCCTCGACTTGCCCGCGGCGTTTCATGGCCACGTACGGGTCGGTGACGTCGTCGACGAGCAAGGTCGCGATCCGCCCCTCGACGTACGTCCGCAGATACGTGTGATACCCGCTCACCTCGAGCTCGCGTGTCAGCTCGCCGAGCTCGTGAGGATCGACGCCGCCCGCCGTGCCGAGCATCTAGAAGGCCACCTTGCCGCGGCGGAGCGCCGCCATGGTTTGCGGGGCGCCGCGTTGCCGCATGACGGCGGCGCGGCTGGACGGCGGCGGGGGCGGCTCGAGGCGCTCGGCCCGCGGCGTTTCGGGGGCCAGCGGGGCCCGGGCCGCGCCGGGCGGCATCAGCCGGGGCGGCATGCCGCGGCCCGGGGGTCGACGCGGCGGCCCGATCGGGAGCACGGGCACCGTGACGACGCGGCCGCGGACGGGCCGGGGTGGCGCAGCCGCGGCGCCTTTCAGGGGCGGCACCGCTGCCTTGCCTTTGCCCGTGCCGATGGGCGGCACGAGTGCCTTGCCCTTGCCCCGCGGCGGCGTCGCCTTGCGAGCCATCGTGGGCGGGCCCGTGTGCCTTGCGCCCCCGGCCCGTGTCAAGAGGGGCGGCTTTTAGGTGACGCTGTACGCCGACGGCGTCGCCACGTCGGCACGGCTAATCCGCGCGGGAATGAGGCCGACGAGCGAGAGCAACCAGAGGATGACGGCGAGCACGATCACGACCCGGATCACCTGCTTGATGGCGGGATCGAGCGGCAAGAGGCTCTCGACGAGGTAGAGAATCAGCCCGATCACGAGGAGCACGACGATCAACTGGATCAGCGGCACGAGACCCTCCTCCGCGGTTAGCTGAAACCCGGCGCGTTGCACGGCGTCATCGTGCAGCTCCCGCAATTGGACGCATTGCGACCCGAGGACGTGTAGGAGGCGCCGCTACACGTACAGAGCGAGCCGTCGAGCCCGCACGAGCAGATCCGGCAGACTTGCGTCGGGGCGAGCGCGCCGCTGGCAATGAAGCACTCGTCGAGCTGGCCGGCGTAGGGAAAGCCCGCATTGGACGTGCCGAGCTGGAACTGTACCGACTCGGTCGGGAGCGCCGCCCCCGCCGTGGCGGTGCCGGTATTTTGGCCATCGGTGTAGACGATCATGCTCGGGTGCGCATACGTCCCGACCACATGGTGAAAGGCGTTGATGCCGCCGAAGGCGCCGCCGGAGGTCTGGTAGTTGGTACTGCTCACCCGGATATAGAAGCGCGCATTTGTTCCCTCCTGGTCGAGGAGGAACCCATGCGTGCCCCAGCGCCCGAGGAAGAAGCCGAGCGAGGGCGACGCGGTCGGGCGGATCCAGCATCCGACCGACAGGGGCGAGACGAGATTCGAAATCGCCGCCGCCGTGACCGAGAGGTAGGTGCTATTGTCGATGAACTTGGCCGCCGCCACGCCCTGAATCTTGTTGGTGGTGTCCTGCGTCACGGAGCCGTTGACGGCGAGGTCCATCGTGGGATCGCCTTTCGCATTGACGCGGGTGCCGGATGCCTCGTCGAGCATCCACGAGGCGAGAATGGCGATCGGAGCGAGCGTCGTCGTCGGGACGGTCGAGGTGGTCGGCCCCGCCGTCGTGGTCGGCCCCGAGGTCGTCGTGACGACGGTGCCGCCCGGGACACCCGCCGAGGCGGGCCCGACGCCGGCCACGGCCGGCCCGAGGCTCCGCGCGGGCTGCGCGCCGACCAGCGCCGCCACGAGGACCGCACCGAGCGCCGCCGCGAGCCCGACGCTACGGCCCCGAGCACGCATAGACGACGGTCACGTTGCACGCGACGCAGGCGGTCGCGTTGGCGCGATAGGTACACGTCGGCGAGAGGACCGAGACGGCGGCCGACGTCGTCGTGCCGTCGACCGAGACGGGCGAGTTTTGCACTTGCGCCCAATTGGTGCCGTCGCACGAGATTTCGATTTGGACCGTCGCGGCGCCCGCCGTTCGGATGGTTTGAAAGGCCACCGCCGGCGCGGCGCGGGCGATGAGCACGTTGGCCGACGGCCCGGTTGCCGTGAGCGCGGTCGGCGTCAAGGTGCCGGACGCGCAGGACACCGTCGCCGCGTGGAGCGGCGTCGCGGCAAGCAGCACGAGCGGAACCAGAAATTTCGCCTTGCCGGCGCGGAGCTTGGCGAACGTCTTGGCGAGATTCGCTTGCCGCTTCGTCTGCGTCGAGGCTTTCGAGCCCTCTTTGAGCACCTGGCGCGCATACGCCCCCGTCGACTTGCCGGCGGCTTTCGCCTTGGCCGTGAACGCCCCCGGGCGCGTCACGACCTCCTCGCGCGGTTTCCCAAAGAGCGTGCCTTTTTTCGCCATGCGTGTCTCCTCAGACCGTCGGGAGCCGCGGGAGGCCCCGGAACAAATCGGCCATGCCGCGCGTCTTGCCGACGCGGCCTTGCCCGAGCGGCGCCGGTGGCCGGATGCCCAGCACTGCCTTGGCGCGGTTCCGGGCGTCGCTATGCGGCCGCGCCGGCCCGCCGCCTCGGGGCCCGGTCGGCGGCCCGAGCAACCGGGCGAGCGCGTTGACGCCGGCCCCGGGCACGCCCGGCACAAAGCGCGGTGGGACCATCGGGGGCGCGCCAGGCGGCGGTCCCGGCGGTAGCATCGGGGGCGGCCCGGGCGGGCCGCCGGGCGGAGCACCCGGCGGGAGCGCCCCCGGCGGCGGAGGGGGCCCACCGCCGGGCATGGGGAGAGGGCCCGGTGGCAGGCCAGGAGGCGCTCCCGGCGGAGGCCCGGGCGGCCCGGGCAGACCGGCGGGGCCGGCGAGCTGTGCCATGGCCTGCGACAACGCTTGCGCCTCGGCGGCAATGGCGAGCCCGATGTGTTGGTGGACGTGCGCCTGGAGCCCCGTCCGGGCGTCCTCGGTCAGACTGTCGCTCTCGAGCAGGGATTGGTGCCCCTGGATATGTGCCGTGTGATCGTCTTGCGGCGACACGCGGAGCTCCTCGGCGCGATTCACACGCGCCAGCGCGTTCTCCCACCGCCAGTCCGACGGCTCGAGCTTCGCCGTCTTGATGACGCGCTCGGCGTCGGGGAGCCCGAGGCCGACCGACCAGAAGGTGCGGAGCACGTAGGGCCAATCAATCGTGACGCCCTGCGCGCCGAGCTGGTCCTGCGGCACCTGCGTCAGGAGCGCGATGCCCTGCACCATCTGCTGCGCGCGCACTTGCTGGTTCAGCGCGTTGGTCGTCCCGAGCCATTCCCATTCGTACTCGCCGACCAGATCGGCGACCGTGATCGGATGCTCGACGAGCTCCAGGCCGTCGGCCCCGGCGACTTTCAGGATGATGTCGCGGTCGAGACACTGCTGGGTCAGAATGTCGCTGCGCTCGAGCAGCGGCACCATGACATCGTCCTCGAGATTCTCGACGATGGCGCGGAGGTCGACGGCGGAGTCCGCAAGCTGCGCCGCCAAGCCGGCGGCGTCTTGCGGCCCTTGCTGCTGCGGCGCCATCGGGCGCGCCGGCGTCGGCGCCACCAAGGTATCGGCGAGCCCGACGTAATTCGAGACGGCCTCGAAGCCCGCTTGCGCGGCGCCTTGCGGCGGCGTCGTGAATTGCACGCCGGCGGGATTCGCGAGCCACTTGGCGCCGGGCGCCATGCGGAGCGACGTCGGATCCTGGACGGCGCCGATATCGACGACCGCAATCGGGTTGGTCGACCAGATGAACGCGTCACCCGATTGGTTGCCGAGGTCGTTGACGAAGTACTGCATGTAATCAAAGAGCTCGCAGAGCCCGCGGCCGTAGAATTCCTCGGCGACCTGGACGAAGCGGCCGACGAGCCATTGCGAGCCGCCATGGAAAAAGGGGCGGCGCTGCACACGGAGCGGAATCTCGTCGGCGCCGAGGGTCACGAGATACGGCGCCGGATCGTCGTCCTCGAGATCGACCGTCCACATGCATTCGGTCAGATCGAGCGGGCGGAGCGCGGCGGGCACGTTCGCATCGAGCGGCGCCGTGAAGCCCTTGTCGGCGAGCCGTTGCGCGAGCGCGTCGTATTTCTCGGGGTTGCGCGTGCCGCCGCCGGTGCGATTCGCAATCGCCGTATCGTAGAGGTCGACCAAGCCGCCGACGCCCTCGTACACGTTGCCGGCATCGGGATGGGACGGATCCAGCGGGCGGTCGGCGAGCGCATAGACGCGGCTCCGCGGCACGCAGCGGTCCTCGAAGGCCAGCGTCGCGTCGGCCAGGCCCGCCGCGGTCGGCGGCCAGACGTAGAACGCAAAGAGGTCGACCGGCTCGAACGTGGGCCCCAAGAAATCGGCCACCTTTTCGACCTGGTCGACCGTGCGGCCGGACGGCGTGCCGTCGTCGTCGAGGACGTCGCGCAGCACCGTTTGCTCGTGCTCGACGCAGCGCCACACGTTGCGGACGGGCGACGTGCCGTAGGTGACGAGCTGGCGGAGCCAGGGGAGCGCGTGCGTGCGGAGCCGCATGTGGCGGCGCATCCAGTACTTCTGGAGCGCCACCTTGGCGGGCACGCGGGCCTCGAAATCCTCCCGCAAGGCGCGGCACGCAAACCAGTCCTGATCGGGGAAGAGGTCGCGCTTGAGCCGAGTGACCCACTGCTCGATCCAGCGCCGCCCGAGCGGAAAGTACGTGTTGGTGCGGCCGCGATAGCCCTGCTGATCGTGCCGGACGCTCCAGATGCGGTAGTAGCGGAGCCAGCGCTCGCGGAGCACGCCGTTGCGCTCCTGGCGGGTGCGGCGGACGAGCGGGATCAGCTCGTTCTTGACGCGGGCGGCAATCTCCGGGTCGAGCGCCAGATTGCTCGGCGGGGCGCCCCGCCCGGGGCCCAACGTGGCGGCTGCAGCGCCGCCGGCGGCTCGCCGTGCCATGCCCGAGGGTCTCGGGCGGGCCCGTGTAGCGGGCACCCCCCCGGCTCGTCAACGTGCGACCTTACCGAGGAGGCAGCGGAGACAGATGCATCCCGCGTCGAATGGGCCGAGGAGGAGCGGGTTGGTGACCTGGTGGTCACCTTGCCCGCAGTGTCGGCAATGCCAATATCTCACCATGCGCAGTCGGCCCGCGCGATCGCCTGAAGCTTGAGCATCCAGTCGGACGCCGACCCTTGCAGGTTGTCGTTCAAGTAGCGCGCGGCATCGACGACGTCCTTGTACGGATGCGTCGGCATCGGCTTGCCCGTTTTCCCGTGCCGCGCGAAGCCGCCCGAGAACGCGCTGTGGAGAATCGGGCAGCGCGGATCGACGATCAACGCCGGCGACGGGAGCTCCTCGCCGGGAATCCGCACACGCCGCAAGAGCCGGTCGCGCAAGTTGTTATAGGACGCGTCGCCGCGGCCGCCGAAGGTCTGGAGAATGATTCCGTGCTTCAAGAGCGCGGCGCGAATCGACCCAAGCTCCATCTCATGCAACGCCTCGGGATCGCCCGCGTCGAAGCAATTGGCACTGGCGCCGACGAGCTCGAGCGTCATGGCCTTCGTCGCCTCGATCTGCGTCGTCAGATTCGCATGCTCGAGGACGAGCTCCGCGACAAACCCGAGGCGCCCGTAGACGTCGAGCTGCGCAAAGAGCGTCACGGGACACACCTGCCCGAAATCCCAGCCGCGCAAGAGCCGCGCGCCGGCGCTGACGGGAAACGGGCGGCGCATCTCCGCGGGCACGTATTCCGGCAACACCGGCTCGCCCGCGGCCAAGTCGAAGGCAATCTCGAACTCGCGTTGCCAGCCGCGCGGCGGCATGCCGCGCATCGCTTCCCGCTTCCACGCGGGATCGCGCTTCGCGGGGTCGGCGGTGTAGTGGACTTCGACGACGTGGACGCCATTCCGCGGACACCGCCACTCGGTCACACCCGGAATGGGCTGCGCGGCGGCGCCGCGCGGATCGGGCGCCGCGCCGCGCGCGCCGAGAAACGGCATCTTAGCCCCAGCGGGCGCGAATCAGCACTTGCACGACCGTGGTCACGCGGCCCTCGGCATTCACGGTGACTTGAGCAACGTGGTACTGGTCGCCAGCGGTGCCCGCCGTCGCGCCACTCGGCGCCAGCGTCGGGTTCGGATACGTGCCCGCGAGCGAGCCGCCAGCGGGGCCGCTCGGCGCCCCGCCCCCGAGCGTCGTCCACGCGGTCGCGTAGTCCGCGGCACTCGTCTTGGCGAGCACTTGCCCGGTCGTGCCGCCCGCGGCGACGCCGGGGCCCGTCGGGCCGGTCGCGCCGGTCGCCCCGGGGTCGCCCTTGGGGCCTTGGGGCCCGGTCGATCCGGTGGCGCCGGTCGGGCCGGCGGGGCCCGTGGGGCCCGGATCACCCGGGGGCCCTTGCGGCCCCTGCGGCCCCGGGGGCCCGACCGTGCCGCCGCCGTTGCCCCCCGACCGGATCGGCGTCGTCAGCGGCCGGCGTTGCGGCCGCGTCTCCGGGTAGTACCACGCCATCGACTACGCGCCGGCGTCCTCCGGGTCCTCCTCGGGCGGCTCGGGCTCGGGGTCCTCCAAGTCCTTGACGGCGTCGTCGTCGGCGGGCGGCGGGCCCTCGTCCTCGGGGCGCTTGGGCATGGTCGCTCCTCTCACGCCGCGACCGTGGGGCGCGCGGCGTGCGCAATGGCGTTGGCAAACTTGGTCGCGTAGCCTTGAATCTGCGTCGCGCAGTCCAATCCGTTCACGATCTTCCGAGCGTTGTAGAAATCGGTCGCATCCGTCTCGGGATTCGCGCACGGAATGTACTTCGGCAACCCGACGCCGGTGAAGTCGCCGTCATACATCCCGGCAAAGAGGATCCGCTTGGCGGTCTCGGGCTCCAATGCCAGGTCGGCGTTGGCGACGAGCGTGCCTTTGAGGCCCAATTTCGTATCTTGTTTCTGGTAATTGTCTTTCCACGTCAATTGCACGTAGCCGCGGCCGTAATATGTCTGTCCCGTCTGCGGATCGGGCACGCCGTAGGGTTTGCCCTTCCCTTTCCCGTACTCGGCAATCGGTTGCATGGTCTGCGCCGTCTCGTGATACGCGGTCGCGAGCACGTAGGCCAGGTGACGGTCGTCGACCCCGTGCGCCTCGGCGTAATCCAAGAGCGCGGTCAACCCATCGACCTGCGATTGCGCCAACGAGCCCGCAAACAACGAGCCGCGGACGCTATCGAAAAAATATTTGCGCTGAATCATGGCGAGCCTCGATGGAGGCCGAGCGCGCGCTCGAGCCGGTCCGTCTGGTCCTTGTTGATGGCCACATTGCGGTCGATGGCCGCGATATTCTTCTCGATCGCGGATTCGAAGCGGTCGGTTTGCTGATCCAAGGTCTCAACCAGCTGCTGTTGCATCTGCATGACCAACTGCGTCCGCGCATCTTCTTGCTGCTGGATGTATTTCATCGACGTGTCGATCCGAAAGAGCACGAAATAGAGCAACACGCCCGCCACCACGGTCGGCACGCCCACTTGCGTGACGATCGCGACCAGCGGGCCGAGCCATCCGGGGAGCGGCGGGCCCCCCGGCGGCGCCGCACCGGGCGCGGTCATCGGCTCGGCGCCGGCGGCGACGCGTAATGGCTCGCCAGCTCGCGGTTGACGCGGATATTCTCGTCCACCGCCTTCTCGAAGCGCGCCCCGAGCCGGTCGAGCGCCGCAATCAGCGTGTCCTGCATGGCGGCCATGACGCGCGTGCGGTCCTCCTCGCCCTTCTGCATCGCCTCCATGGCGCCGCCGACCTTCAAGAGGACGAACCAGAGGAGCACGCCCGCAAAGACGGTCGGCACGCCGACCTGCGTCGTCACGGTGACGATCGGCCCGAGCCACCCCGGCAGCGGCGGACCGCCGGGCGCCGGCCCCGGCCCACCCGGCGCGCTCATGGGCGCCCCACCGGTGGCACCGGCCAGACCTCGGGGGCCAGCCGGCGCGCGAGCCGCGTCCGCAAGGTCGCCACCTCGGCGAGGACGGCCTCGGCCAGGGCCACGGCGCCGGGCAGCTCCGCCGCCGTCACCTCCCGGGCATCGAGCCGCTCGAGCAGCCCGAGCACCCGGGTGAGCAGCCGCGCGGGGGGGGAGAGCCGGCCGACCCCGAGGGACACACCGGGGGCGGTGCAATCGTGATCGACCGGCTCGGGGGGCCTCGCCATGCGTCTCGACGGGGCGGGGCGTGTGCCATTCCACCCCCCGGCCCGTCAAGTCCCGTGCCACACGGGATTGGCACCGGGCCCCGCGTCGGCTACAAGCCCGGGCCCATGGGCAGACGGAGCCATGAAGCGCTACGCGCCCGCGACCGCGGCCGTCTCGGCATCCCCCTCGAGGACACCGCCAGCGACCACGCCCCCCCGCGGCGCTATGCCTCACGCGCCGATGATCCCACCTTCTACCGCAGCATGCACCGCCGCTGCCTCTGCCGGGACCGCCACCGCACCCATTCCCCCAGCGCCCTCTGCCCCGCGCTGCCCCGCTGGATGACGCTGACCCTCCCCGGCCGCGGGTCTTGACATGTCGCCCGGCCGGGAGAATACCGCCCTGCATCCCGCGTAACGAACCGCGGTAGGGCGATGGGCTAAGAGCGCCGGGCCGACCACATCCGACGCCTCGAGGAGCCTGTGGCGGTGGGGAGTGGACCCGCCCGTCTGGTCCCTGCCCGCCCCGCGGCCGGCAGGGAGCCTGGCAGCTCCCGGGAGCGGCTCGCGCCAACCCGGCGGCCGTCCGTCAGGCACCGCCGACCCCAGCCCGTAAGGGGGGGGTCAGGGGGGGATTCCCCTCGCGCGGACGCGCGCGGGCCGTGCTGGCCCCACCCCGCCCCCGGTGATAGCACGCCAGATCCGCACCTTGCTACCCAATCCGCGCCGCGGTGGGGGCCCGGGATCGGACCAGCCGCTCGCTCCGCTCGCTCGCACCCCCCTGGCGGGGGGTCAGCAGCCCCACTGTCAGGCTAGCCTGCTGGCTGGCCTGCTAGCTCGCTGGCTGGCCAGGATGCGGCAACCCGCGCCTGGCCGGGCCGGGAGCGCGCGAGCGCGAGCCGTCCCCGACGCCGGGGCCCGGGCACGGCCGGGGCGACGGCCGACCGGCGGTGCCCATCTCGCAGGCACCACCCTGCGGACGGGGCCGGGTGGCTAGGCGGGCGGGGGGCGGTATGCTATCGGGGCGGGCGCATGAGCGAGCGGCTGGCGCTGGCGCCGATCACGCTGCGGCAGGCGCAGGCGTTCGTCGAGCGCTGGCACCGCCACAGCCGCCCGGTGCGCGGCGCGAAGGCCGCGATCGCGGCGACGCTGGGCGCGCGCATCGTCGGGGTGGCGATTGTCGGGCGGCCGGTGGCGGCGGGCCTGCAGGCGCGGGCCGTGCCGACGGTCGAGATCACGCGCGTCGCCACGGACGGGACGCGCAATGCGTGCAGCTTCCTCTACGGGGCGGCGCGGCAGTTGGGGCGGGCGCTCGGGTATCGCCAGGTCGTCACCTACACGCGGCCGGACGAGTCGGGCGCGAGCCTGCGGGCGGCGGGGTTCGTGGTGGCGGGGACCGTGCCGCGGGCGTCGTGGTCGCGGCCCGCGCGGCCCCGGGTCGACTACGAGCCCTGGCAAGAGAAGCTCCGCTGGGAGCGGGTCGCATGAGCGGCGGGCGGACGGGGCCGGGGACGCAAGCGCATCTCGGGGCGCCGCCCGAGGTCTTGGCCGAGCGGGTCGCCGCCATGCAGGCGTCGTGGAAGCGGACGCGGGCCGAGCGGCTCGCCAACGCCAAGGCGTGGCTCGAGGCGTGTAGCTCCATGAGCCTCGAGGAACTGCGGCGCTCGACCAAGGCGCGGCTCTGGTCGGTCGCCATGCTGTACTTGGGCGGCTACAACGCCGACGCGATTGCGCGGGCGATCGGCTACACGACGACCGAGGCGGCGCGCAACGCCCTCAAGCATCCCGCCGTGCAACGGATCATCGCCTTGGTGCGCGATGCGCAGCTCGAGCGGGTCATGCGGGGCGAGTTCGGGGTGGCGGCGCAGGCGAAGGCGGCGGCGCCGGCGGTGATGGAGCACGTGGCGGAGCTCGCGGGCGGGCGGAAGGACAAAGCCACCGGCACGCGGGTCGGGCGGGCCAAGCGCGATGCGGACGCGATTCGGGCCGCCGACCTGGTGCTCACGACGAGCGGGGACAAGGTGGCGCGGACGGCGCATCTCCACCTGCATGTGCTCGAGCAGCTCTCGGATGCGGAGCTGGAGGCGTTCTCGGCGCGGGGCGAGTGGCCCGAGCGCTTTGCGGGCGTGGCGGGGCTCTTGCCGGGGCCGGAGGGCGGGGGATGATGGGGACGGTGCAACTCGGGCGCCTGCGGCTCGTCGCCCGGGTGACGCGGGCGGCGTGCTCGGGGTGCATGAGCGAGGCGCAGCGGGGCCAGCTGTCGGCGATCGGCGAGGCGCTCACGGACCTCTGGGAGGCGTGCCGCGACGGGTGCCTCGAGGACGAGGACCTCCGGGCGTGGCTGCTGGAGGGCCTCACGGCGTTGAGCGCCTACGAGCGCGGCATCGCCGCCGCGCAGGGACGGGCGGCGCTCACGACCTACGACCGCGCCCGGGGCGGCACGCGCGTGCCCGATGCCTGAGCCGGGCGCCGGCGCGGGCCGCGTCCTCGGCCCCGACCATCCGCTCGCGATGCGCGCGGCGGCGCGCTTACTCCTCGAGCAACGCAAAACGCTGGCGACGTACGGCGCCGCGGGCGACCCGTGGGCGTTTGTGCGCGACTGCGTGTGGACGCGGGACGAGGTGACCGGCCGCGTGCGGCGGTACCCCGCGCATGCGTACGCCGAGCTGCTGGTCCGCCGGTGGCAAGAGCATCCCCTCCTGGCCGTGCCCAAATCCCGGCGCATGGTCGTCACCTGGCTCTTTGTCGCGGTCAACTACTGGCTCGCGCGGTTTTCCCCGCATGCGAAGGTCGCGTTCATGGCCCGCAAGCTCGGCAAGACGGAGACCGAGGGGTCGGCCGAGCTCGTGCGGCGCGCCAAGTTCATTCACGATCACCTACCGGCGACGTTTCCGCCCTGCGAGACCGAGTACTCGATCGGGTTTCTCCGCTTCCCGAATGGCTCGGAGATCGTGGCGCTCGGCGAGGGCGAGGAGCAGGCCCGCCAGCACACTTTCACATCTGTATTAGCGGACGAAGTAGCATTCTGGGACCATGCCTTCGAAACTTGGGTTGCACTTCGCCCGACCATCGAAGGTGGGGGACGCCTCACGGCGGTCAGCTCGGCCGGGCCCGGCTTTTTTAAGGATCTCGTGCATGACCAACTCGGTTAGGTGGCGCCGTATCCTCGCACGGGTAGACTTTACGGCAGACTGCTGGTTGTGGCAGGGGCCCACGCTCCGGGGCTACGGACGGGTCTGGTATGGTCGGCGACACTGGCTCGCGCATCGGCTCGTTTACGAGCAGCTTCACGGGCCGCTGCCGGCGACTCTCGAGCTCGATCACTTGTGCCGACAGCCTGCGTGTGTGCGCCCGGACCATCTCGAGCCCGTGTTACACCGCGAGAACATCCTGCGCGGCAATGGGTGGGGCGGGCGAGAGTCTCGGAAAACACATTGCCTCCGCGGGCATCCATTCTCGGGCTCGAATCTCTATCGCTGGAAAGGCCGGCGCCTCTGCAAAGCCTGCCGTGCCGAGTCCAGCCGTGTGCTGACGGGGAGCGGGCCGCGTGGCGACGTGGTGAGGACATCGCGTGCCCGCACGCGCCGCGGTGGTGGGGCCGCAGCGTAACATGGCGCGTGATCCGGGCGAGTGGTACGAGGCGAAACGGCTCGAGGCCGAGCATGCCGACTGGGCCATCAATCACCTCCAGGCGTATCTCCGCCGGCTCGACGACCGCCGCCCGAGCCAGGCCCGGCGCGCCATCTTGACCGAGTATTTGGGCGCGCTCGTGCGCACGCTCGAGCAGGCGCGGTACGTCGGCGATTGACGCCCGCCCCGGGCCACATGCTACACGGCCCGCCCCGAGGAGGATCCGCCCATGGCCGCAACTCGCCACCCCGACGCCGCCGACGCGACGCCCGCCTCGGTCAAGGTGAAACGCTCCGACGGCCTGGACGTCGAGGTCGCCGGCTCGGCCGCGTTCGTCACGGCGACGCTCGAGCGCGTCTTGACGGTCCTCGGCATCATCCAAGCCCCGCCGGCGTGACCTACACGGTCGACCTCGAGCTCCCGGTGACGGTCGAGGTCGTCCTGGCCATCTGCGGGGCGCGCGGTGGCCCGTGGACGGCGCCCGAGCCCGATGCCGTCGAGCTCCGCGTCACGCTCGGCGCGCTCGAGATCACCGCGGCGCTGCCGGCCGACGTGCTCGCGACCCTCGAGGACGATGCGCTCGAGCGGCTCCGGCGCGCGGCCGACGAGCCCTAACCACGAGCTACGCGCGCCACGCGCACTAACTGCGGGAGGGCGTAGCGCACCATACGCTCATACGCGATGACCGAGTCGGGTTCGCCCCGCTCGCGCGCGGCAATGCGCCGCTCAATTTCCCGCAGCCCCGCCTCGCTTGTCCAATCGACGAGCTCCTCGGCAGGGGTCATCTCGGCAACCGCCCGACGACGGTAAAGAGCACGGCGTAGAGGCCCGCGACGAGGCCGACGAGCACGACGCCAAACGTGCCGACCATCCACTTGAGCAGCCGCAGATCGGCGGTGAGCTCGCCCATGCCGGTCACCGGCGCAAGCGCTGCAACGTCTCGTGCGCAACCTCGCGGGCGGTCGCGAGGAAATCCTGGCGAAACTGCTCGTCGGCCCAAATTTCGGCGGTGAGCGCCTCGGTCGCGCGGACAGCTTGCCCGGCGAGCCAGGTCGCGAGCGCCCGCTGCACGCTCTCCTCGATCAGCTTGTCCATCGGCGTCGGCCGCCCGTTCCGTTTCCCTGCCATCGCGTGTAACGCTACCGCGCCCGCCGGATGGGTTGCAAGGCACGCCGCGCGCCGCGCCACCGCCCGAGCGCGACGACGCCGAGAAAGGCCGCCAGGTCCTCGGGGTCGTCGTAGGGGACCAGGAGATACGAGCCATCCCGGCGAAGCTGCACGCCGAGGCGCACGGGGCGCTCCCACGGGACGGGCGCCAGCACGCCGCCGCCCGGGGGCGCATACCACAGGCCGTCGAGCCCGTAGCCGGCCGTTTGCAGCGCATAGGTCGCCGCCATCTTGGCCGTCGCCTTGCGCTCGACGATCGCCGGCCGAGAACCCGGGAGGACGCCGACGACGTCGGTCGTGCCCGCATACCCGTACGTCGGATGGTAGAGGGGCACTTGCGAGGCGATCGGCGTGAAGCCCTCGGACTCCCGAAAGGCGAGCCACGCCTCGACGTAGGGGAGCGCTTCCGGATGCACGCTCCGCCAGTCGAGGTCATCGGCGTCGAGGAGGTCGCAACAGGCATCTATATGGATACCACGCTCACGGGCATGCTGGAGGACCGGCGGCGGGATGACGGAATAGTCCGGGGTGAGCCCGGCGTCCTCCAAGAGCTGCGTCACGCTCGGCACCGGGGCGCCATCGACGCGGTACTCGTGGGTGGCCGCATCGAACGTGAGGACCGGGGCCCGGGCGTCGGTGGACAGCGTCGCCACGGTCAGTGCAGCGGCCGCGGCGCGGCGTACGTGCGGCGGCGGACCAAGCGTGGGGCGGGCCGGCGCTCGCCCTGTAACGCGGCCTCGACGGCGACCGGGATCTGCGCGCAGAGCTCGTCGTACACTTTGTACGAGCAATGGGTGATCTTGCTGCGGCCCTGCGTCGTCGCGACCCACCCCGTGAGCCACTCGAGCGCGCGGGTGAAGACTTCCTCGTGGGCGTCTTGCGGCACGTCGGCCCCGTCGAGCGCCGCGTGCAGGAGCGCCATCAACCGCGCGACGCGGGGCTTCGAGAGCGCGTCTGGCGGCCGCACCTCCTCGTCGGCGGGGGTCGCAGGGGCGGCGTGCGTGTCGATCGACCGGCGGAGTTTGTCGGCGAGGTCCTCCTCGGCGATGGGCCCCGGGCGCGGCGTCGCCTCGGTCTGGCGACGGGGCGTCTCGAACGGAGGGGCGGCGTCGCCGGGCGTGACGGCGTCGGTATCCTCGTCGCCGGTGAGAATCCCGAAGGCGTTGCAGAAGGCGTAGCGCATCGCATAGGTGCGCGCGGCGCCGACTTTCTGCGTATCGTTCATGCGCGCGGCCTGGTCAATCGGCACCGTCAACTCGCTCGGCTCGGTATGCCCGGCCTCGTGGTGCGCCTCGCAAATCGCGGTCAAGCTGCCGGCGTCCTGCCGCGTCTTGATCGTGTACGACAAGCCATTGGCCTGGAGGTAGGGGCGGACCTGCTCGACGATCACATCGAGCGGGGCGTACCGATACGAGTAGCCGCGCCCGCTCTGCGGCTGGATCGTGACGGCCTTCGACTTGCCGATCACGGGACACTCGCCCTGAAAGGCGGCGAGCGCCCGGAAGAACGCTTCGCGCGCCTGCTCGGCTTTCAGGCGCTCGCGGAGTGCCAAGAGGCGCTCGAGCGTGTCGATGCCGACGTGGTGCTCGATCGCCTTGGCGATGAGGCCCGAGGCGTCGAGCGGGCCCGCTAACGTGGGCGCGGGCAGATCGGCGGTGACCTCGGCGGGCATGGTGTCAGTTTGCATAGCTGGCTTTTCCTCGGCGGGCGCCATGTGATATCCGGCGGTTAGCGTGGCATTCTTTGCGGTGTCGGGGCTGCGGGTGCAAGGGGATGCCCTGCGCTCGGGCGGGCAACGCAGGATCGCGCTCCCTGACGCAGGCCCGGATCCGACCGACGCCGCGGCGCCGCTGGCGGCGTTTCTCGCGCGGCGCCGGGAGCTCCCGGGCGAACGGCGGTTGGTGCTGGCGGTCTTCATGGCGTCGCTCGACGACCTCCGCCGCTACCCGCGCGAGTCGAAACAGTACGCGGCCGCGGTGCGGTGGCTCGCGGACGACGACGAGCGCTGGCCGCTCGCCTTTCGCCCGGCGTGCGCGACGCTCGAGCTCGACCCGGAGGCCGTGCGCAAGCGCGTGCTCGCGGGCGTGGCGACGCGAGCGGCGTAGGGACGCAGCGCGCTCATTTGGTGCGGTTGAGGTACACGTCGAGCTGCGCGCGGTTGTACGCGTCGACGCACTCTTGCACGTGTTCCGCGCAGTACGCGCGGTAGCCCTCGGCCAGATCGGCCCGGACCTTCATCATGCGGTAGACCTCGTAGGCGGGACAGCCGGTCACGCCGGCGGCGAGGAGGAGCGCGGGCAGAATGAGGCGGAGCGTTGTCATGTGGGTAGACCATACGCCCGCCCCACGATAGTGTCAAGTCTGACACTATCAACCGCTTGCCTATCCTGCGGGCGTCAGGTACACACGGCCGCATGCCCCGCAACGGCCGCCGCCGGCTCCCGAGTAACATTGTCTACCGCAGCATCCAGGCCGCCGGGGGGCCGACGGCCCTCCTGCGCGCCTTACGGGTCTCCCTAGCGTCGCTCGCCCGCTGGCGGCGGGTCGGCCACGTCGGTGACGCCCGCGTGGTGCTCGAGTGGGCGGCCCTGATTCACTCGGAGCCCGCCGCGCAGCTCGCGCTCGCGCGCGCCCTCGCCGGCCTCCGCCGGCGGACTCCCCGCGTCTGAGCCTGCTGCTGCCGAATGCAGCCATGAGAGTTGCAGCCGGGGCAGCCAAGTGCGTAATTCTGCTGCCGTGCCAAAACGCCCGCGGAAGCCCGTGCGCCTTGCGCGGCTCAACCTCTCGATCACGGCGCAGGAGAAAGCCTGGCTCCGCGAGACCGGGCGTCGCCACCATCTCTCGATGGCGAGATTCGGCTTGGTCCTGTTTCGCCGCGGCGTGCAGGCCTTCCAAGTCGACGGCCGCTTACCCGACGCGTGACTGGCCGTGTGCTGCCACTGGCAGCATTGATCCATGTCCCTTGACAGCTTCCAGCCGCCGGACTAGATCGCGGTGGGCTCACCGTAAGCCTTCTAGGTTGGTGGGCAGCGGGGTGGATGCGGCGGGGAGGCGACGATTCGGGGGCGAATTGACGACGGGGGCCAGGGCGACGATCCACGCCAAGGCGAACGGCCAGCAGTGGGCAGCCGTGAAGCTCGCCCTCGGCGCCGCCCTGAATGCCGCCAGCCTCGGCGACGCCATCGAGACGATCGGGCACTGTGAGGTCGCGAAGGCGACGTGCGTCGAGCTGGCCGTGCCGAGCCCGCCGCCGGTACACGCCGTCGAGCCCGATGAGCCGCTCGGGATCGCCGCGGTGATGGTGCTCACCGGCTACTCGAAATCGCGGTTACGGCACTGCGGGAAAGACTTGCCCGGGTACCACAAGTACCCCAACGGCAAAGTCATTTGGTGGAAGCGGCAGTTGCTCGCGGGGATCCAGGGCGATCTGCCGTGAAACGCACCGTCGCCGTCGAGCCGGGCATCTTCCGGCGCATCTCGCCGCGGACGGCGGCCGTGCTCCCGACGCTCTGGATCCACTACACGCAGGGCGGCCGCGTCCGGCAGGAGAGCGCCCGCACGACGTCGATCCGCGCCGCGCGGGGGCTGCGGGCGCAGCGGCTCGCCGCCGTCGCCGACGGCGAGGAGGTCCCGAGCGGGCGCCTCACCGTCGCGCAGCTCCTCGCCGAGCTCGAGGCGGACTACACGCGAAACGAACAGACCTCGCTGCCGAGCGTCCGCGGCTCGATCAAGGCGTGGCTCGCGGCCGGCGTCGGCCCGCTCCGCCCGGCCACGGTGACGCCGCAGCAGGTGACCGCCATCGGCGACGCCTGGAAACGGGCCGGGGCGAGCAACGCCACGATCAATCGCCGCTTCGCGGCGCTGCGCCGGGCCTACCGGCTGGCCTGCCAGACCGGCCAGCTCCGCGGGGTGCCGTACTTTGCCATGCGGGACGAGCGCCGGCGGCGGCGCCGGGCCCGCTACGTGCCGCCGGGCGACGCGATCGTGCTCCTCGAGCAGCTCCCCGACTACGCCGCGGTGTTCTTCGAATTCGCGCTCGAGAACGGCATCCGCCGCGGCCAGTTGGCACGCACGTTGCGCCGCTTCGTCGACCTCGAGCGGGCGGTGATCGAGTGGCCGCCGGAGGAGTGCAAGGCGCGCGAGCCGCACGTCTTGCCGCTCGTCGGCCGGTCCTTGACGCTTGTCGAGGAGGCCCTGGCGGCCGCACGCCCGTGGTGCCCGTACCTGTTTCACGGGCGCTGGTGCCGGGGCGGGCGCGCGCCGTCCAAGAAATACGGCTGCCTCGGGGATTTTCGGAAGGCGTGGGCGCGCGCGTGCACGGCGGCCGCGCTCCCGGTCGGCGCGGTGGCGGGCGGCTACGTGTTCCACGATACGCGGCGCACGGCGGCGACCACGCTGCGGGCCGGCGGGCTCGAGGAGGCCGACGCCATGAAAGTGACCGGGCATCATACGGCCTACGTCTTTCGGAACTACGACATGGGCAACGTCGAGCGGCTGCGCGCGGCGATGGACCGGGCGCGCACGGTGGCGGCCGAGCGGGCCCGCTTCCGGGGCCGGCAGGGGAAGCGGTGAGGATGCCCACGCTCGATCCATACGAAGAAGACGAGCGCTGGTCCGAAGCCCCACTCTGGCAGGCGGCCCAATATCGGCACCCGGTTACCGGACAACTCTGCAGCGGCAAGATTCATGTCGTCCATCTCGACAATCCGGCCCGTACGGTCTGCGGACGAGAGACGTCGGCACTCGGTGGCACTGCGCTCGGCCGCAACGAGGGGACCAGCAGTACGTGCCAAGGATGCCGGAACAGCATCGCCGCGCGCGTCAGAGGTGCGATGCTGCAGGCCCAGTATGTCGCCGAGCAACAACGCGCGGACGAGGAATGGCACCGGCGCTATGAGGAGTATCTCAGGACGCCCGCATGGCACGCGCGCCGCAGCCGCGTCCTGCACCGCGCGGGCCACCTGTGCGAAGGCTGCGGAGAGCGACGGGCCACGCAGGCGCATCACCTGCACTATCGCCGCCTCGGACGCGAGATGCTTTTCGACCTCGTCGCGATCTGTACTGACTGCCACAAGAGGATTCATCAGGACTAGGATGCATTCGCCACACGAATCCTTTGCACCGGGCTTTGCACCGGGGGGTTGCGGTGGCCTCCAAATCGCGCTAACTCCGCGACTTCCCTACTGCGCGCCCATAGCTCAGTTGGATAGAGCGTCTGACTACGAATCGGGCGGCGCCAAGAATCAGTTGGCACCTCCGAGCAGCGGGCGCACCCTAACGTCGCAGGCTCCCTCAGATTCCGCGTGGGGCGGCATCGGTCACGTTTCACGCCAGATGCCGCGTGTTGCCAGAAATTCCTTTGCAACGCGCTTTGCACCGCCCGGCGGCGTGGGGAGGGGTTGCGATGAGTTGGGCGCGACTGGATGACGCGATTCTCGACAACGCGAAAATCATCGCGGCGGGGCCGCTCGGCTTCGCACTGCACGTCGCCGCCATCACGTGGTGCGCCCGGAATCTGACCGATGGCCTGATTCCGAAACTCCGCGTGCGGACCCTGGTCTGCCTCGATGGCATCGGGACGGCCTTGGCGGCGCCGCCGGCCTGCGGGCCGGAGGAGGACCGTTTTCTGCCGCTGGACGCCGACGAGATCGCCACGGAGCTCGCGACCATCGGCCTCTGGCATGACCGCGGCGCGTATTGGGAGCTGCACGATTATCTCGTCTACAATCCGCCGCGCGAGAAAGTTCTTGCCGATCGCGAACGTGCGCGATCCAAGAAGGCGAAGCAACGTCTGTCCCGGGGGGAGTCCCCAGGGGACACCGAGGGGGACATGCACGATTGTCCCCCGGGGAGTCCCGATGCTGTCCCCGTGTATCCCGTACCCGTACCCGTACCCGGATCTGAACAAAAGAAACTCGCTTTCGCTCGCAAAGAAAAGTCGGCGCCCCCACGCGCGAAAGCCAAGACGCCGTGGCCCCATGACTTCGCCTTGACCGAGACGCGCGCAGCCTACGCGACCCGGCAAGGGCTCGACGCCCGCTACGAGTGGGGCAAGTTCCAAGCCCACGCGCTGCGGGACGACGTCCGCCACGCCGATTGGGTCCGCGCGTGGGAGTACTGGGTCCGCAACGCCTGGGAGCTCGAACGGAGGCGGGGATGAAAAAAACGCGGGGATGGGTCGACGAGGGCGCCGTCGAGTCGCCCGAGGAGAAGCGCCGCGGCACCTACCCGCCGGACATCGCGCGCCGCCGGCGCCAGCTCGGGCTCCCAGTCACGCCCGCCGACCACGCGGCCTATGAGCGGGGCGAGTATGCGGAGCCGCAGGTCAGTGCGGCAGACGAATGGACCCGCGACACCGCACGCCGCGCGCAGGCCGCCGCGTGGTGGAAAGCCCACTGGGCGGCCGAGGACGCCCGCACCGGACGCTGGCGCACGCGACGCGCCGGCGAGGAGGGCTGACATGGACGACGACGACCGGCCCGCCACCTGGCTCGAGACGCTCGCCGTGCTGGCGCTCTGGGCGGCGGCGGGCCTCCTCGGCGTGTTCTCGACGCTCGTGCTCTACCGCGTGTCGAACCCATGACGGACGACCTCGAGGCGCTGCGGGAGGAGCATGGCGAGTAAGCCCACAACTGAGGCCGCGCGCATCCATCGCCGAGCGATCGCTGCGGCGTGGCGCGAGAAGAATCGCGAGCGCGTTCGCGAACAGGCACGCATTAGAAACCGACGCCGGATGGAGAAAATGCGGTCGGGCGTGAAGGATTGGTACGATCGAACACCCGGAGCACGGCGAGCGCATCGCCAACTCTACAAGGCGCGTCGCAGCGGGCGCATCGTGGCGCCGACCACCTGCCAACGGTGTGGCATCGGAGCTCGCCTGCACGCGCACCACGAAGATTACGCCCGACCGCTGGAGGTCCTATGGCTATGCACCCCATGCCACAAGAGCACGCATGCTGCGCTTGCGTCGACCGCCTGAATCAAGAGAACGCGCGGCTCACGCAGGACGTGGAAACGCGCCGTTCTCTTGGTCGTATTGATCAGCAGCGTATCGCGTCGATTGGCTACGAACGCGACCAACTCCGCGCCGAGAACACGCGGCTCACGGACATGAACAGGCATCTCGGGGAAGAACTGCATGACGCCGCCTCTGCGGAGCGGAGAATCCTCGGGGAAGGCGCGACGCGGCTCAACCAACTCCGCGCCCACGTCGCGGCGCTGGTGAAGGAACTGCGGTCCACCTGCACGACGCTTCGAGCATGGGGTGGACAAGATACCCTCGTCACAAAGTCCGCCGACGAATTACTTAACGCCCCCGACCTGGCCGCGCTCCTCGCCCGCGAGCAGGCGCGGGAGCGCGTGGTGGAGGCGGCGCGGGAGATGCGGGAAAACTTCCCCGATCCGCCATATCAGGATTGGGAACAGGCGTTGGTTGATGCGCTCGCCGCCCTCGACGCCGGGGAGCAGACGCCATGAGGCGCGTGATCGGGTGCGACCCGGGCGTCACCGGCGGCCTCGGCGTCCTCGACCTCGACGACGCCGGCGCGGTCGTCGCCGCGGCGCTGCGCCGCACGCCCCGCTTGATCGTGCTGCGGAACCGCCGCATGCGCGACGACTACGACCCGGCGGCCATGTGGGCGCTCTTGACCCGGGCCATCAACGGCCGGGGCGTCGAGGTCGCCCTCGAGGCGCAAGGCGCCCGGCCCCAGCAAGGGGTCGCCTCGAGCTACCGTACCGGCGTCGGCTTCGGCTTGTGGCTCGGGCTCATCGTCGCCGCTCGCGTCCCCTACCGCGTCATCCAGCCGACCGTCTGGAAGCGGCACGCCGGGCTGCTGGGCGCCGCCAAGCGCGTCAGCCGGCTGCGCGCGCAAGAACGGTTCCCGAGTCTCGGCGTCATCCAAGCCGCCGACGAGGGCCCCGCCGAGGCCCTGCTGCTCGCCGCCTATCTCGCGGCGACCCATTCCGGAGGAGCCACCGATGGCGAACGACATTCCGGCGGATAGCGTCCAGCTCGCGACCCGCATCCCGAAACGGGTGCACCGCGCGCTGAAACTCGAGTGCATCGCCACGGAGGTTCTGGTGCAGGATTGGGTGCGCGACGCGCTCGAGGTGCACTTGCGGCGGTGCACCGGCGGCACGGACGCGCACCACGATGGCCCGAGAAGGGCCCTCGCAACGCTACCACGGCCCGCGCGCACCTCGGCATGACCGGGAAGCCCACCCCGGGCCCTGTAACGGGTAGGCGGGCATCGATAGCGTTACAGCAGTGCGCCCGGTGTGGGGTGCGCTTCAAACCCGTGCGGGCGACCGCCCGCTATTGCTCGCCGCTCTGTCGCGTGGCCGCGTGGCGAGCGCGGCACGGGACGGCGCCGTGACATGCGGCGACCTGTTCGCCGGCATCGGGGGCATGTCACTCGGCCTCAAGCGCGCCGGCTTCACGGTGCGCTGGCAGGTCGAGCGGGAGCCCTACTGTGAGAACGTGCTCGCCCGGCACTGGCCCCACGTTGCCCGACGCCGGGATGTGCGATTCGCAGGCGCCGGCACCCTCAAGCCCGTCGACCTCATCGCCGGCGGATTCCCCTGCCAGGACATCTCGGCAGCGGGCAAAGGCGTCGGCATCACCGGATGGCGCAGCGGGCTCTGGCGCGAGTTTGCCCGCATCATCCGCGAGCTCCGCCCACGCTGGGTGCTCGTCGAGAACGTGCCTGCTTTGCGCCGTCGCGGCGCGGATAGCGTCCTCGGCGACCTAGAGGCGGCGGGCTACGCCTGCTGGCCGCTCGTGGTGGGTGCTCGACACGTCGGCGCCCCGCACCGCCGCGACCGCGTCTGGATCGTCGGGCGAGTGGCCGACGCCGCGCAGCTCGGAAAACGAGCAGCGGACGCGCAAGACGCAACCGAGCGTGGCGCGAGGGCACGGGCGGATTCTCGCGGCCGAGGTGCTGGAATGGCCGACCGCGACCCAACGCGATTGGAAGGACGGGGCCTGCCACGATGCGAACGTGCCGAGCAATGGCCTGCTCGGCCGGGTGGTCGTCCGCACGAGTGGGAGCCGCCGCGCACGGTTGAATCCCCGGTGGGTGGAGACCTTGATGGGCTACCCAGCTGGCTGGCTCAGGTGGTGAGCGATGGGACGCAATGCTCTGCCGTGCCCCTCGAAGCCGTGCTCGACCTGTGGCGCGACGTTGACCCGCAGTCGTTTCAACGGGCGGCTGGAAGATCGGGGCAGCTTCTCTCGTCGTCGGTTCTGCTCGCTTACGTGCTCTGCTGCGTCGCGCGGGGTGGATTCCTCGAACAAGACGACGTTGTGCAAGCGTGCGCGAGCGCTCGCCCTGAAGGACGCCTGCGAGAGCTGTGGCTCAAGGCGCAAGCTCGTGGTGCATCACGTCGACCACGATCGGAAGAATACAGCACTCAAGAATCTGCAGACGCTCTGCAAGCCGTGTCACGACGGGTGGCACTGGACGCAACGCAAGCGTGGGCAGCATATCAGCGGCAGGAAACCCGCGCAGCTCATGGGGTATCCGCCCGACTGGCTGGCGCCCGCTGGCGAGACGAGTTGAAGGCGCTGGGCAACGCGGTCGTGCCGCAAGTCGTCGAGGTGATCGGGCGCGCGATTCTCGCGGTGGACGGAGCGAGTGATGGCGCAGGATGACGAGCCGCGCGGCTGGAAGCCCGCTAAGGCCCCTGCGGGGCTTGCCGACACGCGGGCATGACACGTATCGTCTGTAACGCTATGACGGCCTGGATCATCGAGTTCGTAAGCATCTCGTTCCTGGCGACGGTCCTCGTGCGCGTGCTCGCCGTGTTCCTCCCGCGACGTCTCCGCTAGGGCAGCGCTTCCCGCGCCCCGATCTGCCCGACCGTGCTCGTCGCGGCGCTGGCCCACGGGCTCGCCACTCGCGAGATTGGCGGGAGCCGCGACATCCAATCGAGCGCGGTCGGATACAGCAAGGCGCGCGGCGCGTACTCCTGCCCGAGTCTGGTTGCCGCAGTGAGCCCTACCGCCGTCGGGTAGGAAATCACCCCGTAGTGCGACAGGGTCGCCGGTAAGCCGGCGCTCTTGGCGAGGCTGCCGATGCCCATGCCGCTCGGGCGCAGCGCATCGACGATGCGGCCCATGGCGTCGACCTGCGGGCCGGCGAGGTTCAATTGGCCGACCGGCGTGAGCGCATCCCACGCCTTGACGACCGCGTCGGCCCCGTTGGCGGTGTGGTATTGCCACCATGCCGGGAGCATGGTGCGCTGGCCCTGCGGCCCGAGCGGGGCGGTGGCGAGCGCCCCCGGGTCGCGAATCAACTGCCCGACCTTCGTCGTCACGGCCGTGGCCTCGGCGGGCAGCTCGCGCGTGATCGTCGGGGCAACTTGCTCGACCGCGCTGAGGACCGGACGCGCGAGCGCCTTGACGGCCTGCGCGCCCCCTTGCACGAGCTGGCTGCCCGTCTCGCCGACGCCACCACGCACCCCGGCCCGCACCGCCCGCTCGGCCGGCGTGCCCTCCTCGGACGGCGGGATGCCCGCTTCTTGCTCCGATTTCGCCGTGAGATACTCGAGGCCACCCGAGCCGAGCGCGCCCCCGATAATCGCCCCGACGGGCACCGTGATCGGGGCCAAGGGGCCGCCGAGCGCGCCCATCCCCGCCCCCGCGAGCATACCCCCGCCAACACCCCCAACGATGCTCGGCACCTGGCTCGCGATCGAGCGCTCGGGCCAGAGCGTATGCGAGAGCGTGCTCGGCGAGGCCACCGCCTCGGGCGGGGCCGGTGGTGGCACGGTGGGCGCGGCGGGCGATGGCGTGGGTGCCGCCTCGGGGGGCGGGCTCCCGGTCGGAATGTTGGGCGACATCGCCACCGGCCCGAGGTAGCGCTCGCCCTGGTTCGCGGCGTAATCGGCGAGTTCGCCATGCGTCGGCGGCCGGTCGGCCCCGCCCGTCCGCACCGTCTCGCTCCCGTCGGGGAGCTGCACGCGATACGCGAAAAGCGCCTGATCGGGCATCGCTCAGTGCACCCAGTTCGGCGACCACGGCTGCGCAGTCGCCGCGGCCGGCGGGGGCGGTGCCGCGGTGGCGGCGGGGGGCGGCGGCGGTGCGGCGGGCGCCTCGGGGGGCGGCTGAGACTCCGCCTGCCGGGCCGCGTCGCGGTTGACCCGCATCTGATCCAGCAAGCTTTGCATCACCGCGGGCGTCCGGGCGCCGACCGGAAGCGCGGCGGTATTGGTGTCGAGGGTGATCTGATCGTTCAACAGGTCGCCGAAATGCTGCAGGTTACTCTCAAAGACCGGGGCCGAGTCGGAGGCGCTCGGCGCCGTCTGTGCAATCCCCTCGAATCCCGGCTGGGCTTTGCCCCTGTCGTCGGTGAGGCTTTCGAGTGAGAACGACGCAAACGCATTGCGGAAATCCCGAATCGCCGTCGCATTCCGCCACCCGACTCGTTCAAGCAGCGTTTCCCACGGCGCGCGCGCGAGTCCGAGGAACTTCGCCCGATCCTCCGGGTTGGGATACTGCGTAAGAAAATCGTCATAGTTGCGCTTCATCATGAAGTAACGGTTCGAGATCCGTTCTTCCTCGGCGCTCGGGGCGCGTTGCGTGCGCGCAATTGCCGCCTTGTCGAAGTCGTCCTGAATCTTCAACGCCCGATCCTCGGCCATGTAGTCGTCGATTTGTTTCGCGCTCGCGAGCGCCCAGTCGGTAATGCCGTACTTGCGCATGAGCATCTGCGTCCGGGCGTCGCCCCGCGGCGGCGCGGTAAACGTCTCGCTCCCGGTCTTGGATTCATACGTCCGGCCCGTGAGTGGGAGCCCCGTGGCGGGATCGACATTCGTCCCCGGGAGCACGGCGGCGCCTGGCGGCGCGGTCGCGCCCGGGAGTGGAGGTGGCGCCGGCGTCCTGAGCGTCGGAATCCGTTGCGGCACAATCACTCCCGCCGCCGGGCCCGGCGCGGCCGGAGGATAGCCGACCGTCGCCTCGGCAGGGGCCGGCGCGGGCACGAGGACGTGCGGCACCGTGGCGTCGGGATCGAAGCTCGGCGCGGCGGGAGCGGGTGGCGGTGGCGGCGTGACCGTGGCGCCGGGCGGGGGCGCCGCCGCGTATGCAATGCCGCCACCCAAAGAGACACTCGGGCGCGTCGTCGGCGTGGAAGCGACCGCCATACCCCGATCGTTCCGAATGGCGCTGACAATCGCCATGCCCTCGGTCGCCTGCTTGTGCCCGGGATTTACTTCGCCGTGTCCGTAGATGGGCGTATTGGGATAATTGTCCGCGATAAACTTCTGTGCAGATGCAATCTGTGCCGGCGTAACGTCGTTGTTATCCTTGGCAACCACCTCCATCCCGAGTGCATTCGTGTTCGTGAGCCCCGGCGCAATGCCGCCATATTGGTCATTGGGTCGGATATGCGGTGACCCCTGACCCGCATAGCTGTAGATCGTCCCATCACGGTCCATGACATATTCCGAGCCGAGACCGCGATCAGCTAACGTCGTCGTCAATCCGGCAAGTGTCGAGCCGCCCGAATGGTGAAAGACAAAACCTTTCGGGGCGGGATAAATCACCGGCGCCGATAGTGTCGGCGCCATGGGCATTGCGGACGCCGTCGGACCCGGCGTCCCGCCGGGTGCGCCCGGCGGCGGTGTCCCGCCCCGCATCACGGGCGCCGGCGGGGCGCCTGGCATTTCACCACTCTTCGCGGGCGCCGGGGGTGTCGTCGGGAACTCTTGCTCGCGCGTCGGCGGCGGCGCAATCAAGAAGGTGCCGCGGCCCGAGGGCACGACCGTCCAGCCGGCGCTCCCCGGCGGGAGCTGCGCGTTGCGTGCCGCGGCGGCGGCGGCGGCGACTTGATAGCTCGGATACTCGTCGGAGCCGACCGCCGAGAAGTTGTACGGCGAGCCGATCTGTACCGTCATCCCGGGCAGCTTGACCCCGACGGTCGAGCCGGGGCCGGCGGCCTGTTGAATCCCCGCCGCTTGCCCGAGCACGGCCTTGGTTTCGCCTTCGGTCGGCATGATACCCGCTTGCATCTTGGCGATGCCGGCTTGGAGCGGATTCCCCGCGCCAATCGCCACTTGCTGCGAGGCGAGGGCTTGCTGCTTGAGCGCCTCCTCGGGATCGTAGGGCGGCAAGTTCGGCATCCACGCGCGCGGCGTCCCGGGCAGATAGCCGGGTACGTTGACAGCCGACGGCGCCGGGAGCTGGCCGGGCGCCGCTTGTGCGGGCGCGGCGACCTGGACGCCGGGTGCGGGCGGGCCGACCATGTCGGCGGGTTGCGCCAGGCCGCCCGGTGCGCCCGTCGCCGGGAGCGCGCCCGGTGCCGCAGGCGCGGGCCCCGTCTCGCCCGACACGCCAAAGATGCCCGCCGCGAACGGCGAGCCGGCGAGCGTCGCGCGAAAGCCCGGGTCGCTCATGAGCCGTTGCCGGTTCATCAAGTACGATCCGAGGCCGCCCGACTTGATCGTATCGAGCGCCGCGAGCGTGCCGACGCCGTAGCCGGCCACGTTCTTGATCGTATTGAAAACCGGCGAGTCCACGTCAGAGAATCCCGAGGAGCTTCATGATCGGGCCCGTGCCCGGTTGCGCCGCGCCGCCGGGAATGACGCGCGGCCCCTGCGCTTGGCCCGTGATGCCGCCGACAATGGGTTGCAGCGACATGCCGCCGCTCCGCCCGGCGTTCATCTGATCGAGCGTGCTCAAGAGCTGGCCGACACCCGTGCCGAGCGACGTGCCCGCGCTCGGATTCGCCAACGATTGCGGGCCCTGCGTAAAGCCCTGCATGACGCTGCTCAAAAACCCGGGGCCCGTAAACGTCGAGCTGGGACCGGCGAGCTCGACGCCGGCGGGCACGGCTTGCCCGAGTGACGCGAGGTGCCCGGCCTCGCCGCCGCCCGAGCCAAAGAGCGATTGCAACCCTTGTCCGATGCTCGAGAGCCCGCCGAGCGCGGATTGCCCGGCCCCGCCAAGCGCCGAGCTCGCAGCGCTCTCGAGGCCGCTGCCGACCGTGCCCGCCGCGCTCCCGACGGCGCTGCCGGCGCTCTCGAGGCCGCTGCCGATCGCGCCGAGCATGCCGTAGGCCCGGGCAAACGTCGGCCGCCGCGGGCGATGGTAGCGTCGGGAGTCGTGCGTCATGCCCGCCCTCAGATGATGTTGTAGCCCTTGCTCTGGTTGGCCGTCACCGGCGCCGTGGCCTGCGTCATCTGCAAGCCCGGCGACAGCCCGGCCGTAAGCAAGTTCAGCAGATTGCCGGATGCCTGCATCGGCATGTTGTATTGCTGCATGAGGGTTTGCCCGAGCTGATTGACGGCCTCCGCTTGCTGCCCGGCGAGCTGCGGCCCCGCCATCAACATCCCGGCGCCTTGCTGCGCGGCGCCCCCGACGCCTTGCGCGCCTTGCTGAATCGCCTGCAAATACGGGATCATGGATTGCCCGAGGGCGGCTTGATTCTGCGCGGCTTGCTGCGCGCCCTGGCTCGCCGCCGTCAACCCTGACAAGCCCTGTTGCGTCAAGTTCCCAAGATTGGTTGCGGCCTGCCCGTAGCCCTGCAAGCCTTGCTGCTGAAGATTCCCGAGCCCCGACGCCGCGGCGCCGAGGTTCTGTTGTGCCTGCGCTTGGAGCCCGCCGAGCCCTTGCGTGGCGCCCGTCAAGCCTTGCACCGTCGCTTGCCGCTGCGCGGCCTGCTGCTGCGCAAACTGCATGGCGAGGTCGCGTTGCGCATCGGTCATCATCTGCGCGCCGGCGCCGCCCGCCTCGAGCCCGCGTGCGGCAAGCCCGGGGTTGATTTGCTGCATCACCCGCCGCGAGGCCGCCTGATAGAGATCCTCGTTGGCGATCGGGGAGGCCGCTTGCTGCGCGTAGCGCTGCGCCAGGTCGACCGCTTGTGCGGCGCCGCCTTCGGCCGCGCCGCCGCGGAGGAGCTCCTGCGCACGCGCGAGCTGGCTCTGCGCCCCTTGGAGCTGCGGCCCTTGCGTGTACTGCTGCGCGAGGTTCAACGCATTCTGCGCGCCCGTCAACGCCGGCCCCGTCATGTAGTTTTGCGCCTGGCCGAGCGCCGATTGCGCGCCCTGCGTGCCTTGCTGCGCCACTTGCTGGAGCCCGGGGAGCATGGCCGCGGCTTGCCCGTAGAGATCCTGCGCACTGCCGAGCGCGCCTTGCGTCGCCGCGAGCCCTTGATTGACGGCGCTTTGATACTGCGGCATCCCCGCCTGCGCGGCGGCAATCGAGGCTTGCAGTTGCCGGTTGGCCTCGGCGCCTTGCGCCGACATTTGCTGGCCGATGCCCTGCGCGCCGCCAATCACGCCGGGCGCAAATTGCTGGATCCCGCGAATCGCCGACGCGAGCGGCCCTTGCGCTTGCCCGCTCATGATTTGCTGCTGCAACTGTTGCGCTTTCGGGCCGACGCCGAGCCCGAGCCCCATCAAGAGCGGCGAGAGCTGCTGGCGGTTGACACGCCCGGCGACCTGGTAGGGCAAGCCGCCAAAGGGTGAGCGCGTGACGGGCGTCGAGGCTTGCGAGCCGTAGGCGCGCGTGAAGGTCGGTGGCCGCGTGCGATGGTAGCGGCGGCTATCGTGCATCGGGAGCCTCCTCGAGGGCGGCCCAGGCGGTCACCTGCTCCACGGGGGCGACGTAGTGGCGCGACGTCTCCCGCCAGCCCCGCCGGTGCCATTGCCGGTCGCCGGGCACGCTCGCAATCTCGATGTGCGTCACGCCGTACGGCCGCACGAGCGCCAAGGCGGCCCGCACGAGGTCGCGCCCGATGCCTTGCCCGCGGGCCTCGGGCACGACGTAGAACCACTCGACAAAGCCGACGGTCGCCGGCCGACCGACCGGCCGCGCGACGACCTCCCCCACGAGCAACCCCACGGGCGCGCGGTCGACGGCCAGCACGGCGACCAGACTTGGATCCTGAGCCAGCCGCGGCGCATAGAGCGTCAGGAGATTCGCGGCGTCCTCGACGGGAGCGAAGTGGGGATAGGCGGCGGGAAACGTGCCCTGGTGTTCGCGCATGAGGGCGGCGAGCAAGCCCTCGAGCGCCGGGCGATCGCCCGGCTCGGCGGTGCGGACCAGGTGACTCATGCCCGGCCCCCGGCGAGGAGCCGCGGCCGCGGCGCCGTCCGCCGCCGCCGGCGCCGCTTGCGAGGTGCCGGCGTGGCCGCGGGTGCAGGGGCCGGCGCCGTCGGGGCCGTCGGTGTGGGATCGACGGCGGGGCGCTCGACGACGCCGGCGCGGACCGCAGCCAGCGGCAACGCATGGTGGACGACGTAGGGCACCCAGCCCCGGGCCATCCATTGCGGGTCGCCGGCGCTGGCGGCGAGCTCGACATGCGTCACACCGAGCGCGTCCAGGTCCTGACACCCCCGCTCGACGAGCGCGCGGGCGACACCGCGGCCGCGGGCTGCCGGCGCGACATAGAGCCAGTGCGCATTGCCAAAGACGTGCGGCTCGCCGAGCGCCCGCTCGGACACCTCGCCGCCGAGAAACCCGACCAGCTCGCCCGTCGCGTCGTCGGTCGCGACGTACAAGAGCAGCGTCGGGTCCTGCTCGATCCGCCGCGCCGTCAAGAGCGTGAAGGTGTCGAGGTCGTCGGCCCCGTGCGTCGGATACGGCAGCGGGCGCGTGGCCGCGAGCTCGGCGACGAGCGCCGCGTAGAGGCGGCGGAGCCCCGGCACGTCGGCAAACACGGCGGGTCGGATCATGCGACGACCTCGAGCGGGCGCCCGGCGGCATCGGGCGCGAGGAGCTCGTCGAGGAGCGCCACGGCGCCGCGGAGCTGCTCGACGTGCCGCATGGCCGCCAAGAGCTCGGCGCCGAGCGCCGCGCGCCGCTCCTCGAGGACCGCCCGCGGCACGCTCGCCGGCCGCTCAGGCATCGGTCGCCCCCCTCGGCGCGGTCAAGTGGACCTCCGCACGCCACGCGTCCAGACACGCCTGCGTGTCAAAGACGAGGTCGGGGAGGGTGGCGTCGAGTGTCTTGCCGCCCGGAGGCGGCTGGCCCCCCGCGACGTGAAAGAAGCCGACGACGACAAACTGCCAATCATCCAAACTCTCCGCCGTCGCGCCGCAATGGTCACAGGTGTAGGTGTCAGCCATGGTGCCCCGCCTCAACAAAATTCAATCAACCGAATCGTCCCGGCGTTCACTTGCGCGCCGTCCGCGCTCATTTGCACGCTCGCATTCGTCTCACAGAAGACCCGCACTTGAATCGTGCGCGAGCCCGCGGGCAGCGACGGAAAGCAGGCGAAGCCGGGCATCGGCACGACCGCCATGCTCGCCGCCGCGCGGTAGAGCCGCTGATAGACGACCGTCGTGCCGTCAATCAGCACTTGCACCCAGGCGCCCGTCCCGGTGCTGCTTGCGGCGCTGTACATCCATGCCGGGTCGACGAGGAGCAACGCGAAGCCGCCGACGGCCGCATAGACGCCCGTCGTAAAGACGTTCCACGCATTCTTGGATGGCAAGGTCCACGTCGGGTCAACCGGGAAATCGGCCAGCGCGCGCACCGATTGCCCGACGCCAATCATGCCCCGCGCGATCGAGCCATCGGCGAGCGTGCACACCGTCTTGCCGTCGCTGCCTCGCACGACGAGTGGCGAGGTCCACGCGCCGCCGCTGGGCGCCCGCCGCCAGACCTCGAACGCATCGCCGCCGTAGTTACAGCGCGCGAGCACGGTCGGTTGCGCGCTATCGTAGCCGCCCGACAACGTCGGATTGCCGGCAAATTCGGCATAGGTCGTGGCGGGTGCGACATTCGCTCGCACGCCGAATTGCGCGGTGCCGGTGGCGTCGAGAAGCAACAGCGTTGCCATGCTCGTGACGCCCGGCGCCGCCCGCCCGATGCGAAAGACGTCGCTGTCAAAATCGGCGACCCACGACGCAATCGTGGCGTCGTCGAGCGTGCCGGCGAAATTCCGGTTGAAATACCAGTAGGCCGCCGGCGTCGTCGGATGCGCCGCCAAGCGCGCTTTGGCCGTGCGCGTGCCCCAGACGAGATTGTCGCCGGTCGAGACGGCGAGCGTCGGCGGCATGGTCGCATTGACGGGTTTCAGCACGCCCGTCGCGGCCGTCCACAAATGCGCATCGGGCGCGAGCTTCGCCTCCGTCACCGAGGCGTCATTCAAATTCGCCGTGGCCACGCCGCCATTCCACGCCGCGTAGATCGTATCCAGGTCGGCGTCCATCTCGCTCGCGAGGATATCGGGGAAGCCGAGCGCCACCTTTTCCTGGTAGGTGCGGACGCTGCCTTCCTTGAGTGGCCGTTGCGTCGCCATGCGCTACTCCCCGGTCATCCGAGCTCGAACGCCGTCAAGCCGCAGCCCGTGTTGGTCGCGACGAAATACACCGTCGACACGCCGGGCCCGAGCTGCACCTCGAGCGCGTAGACGTAGCTCCCTGCGGTCGGCACGACGTCCATCCACGGGAGCGACGGCAACGGCGCGACGAGATTCGTCCCGCCCCCCGCACCCCACGCGGTGTTGCAGAGGTGCGTGCCGTCACGGATCCAGCGCAGCAGCACGTTGCCGGGCCCCGCGCCGACGGCGACGCCGAGCCCGTGATTGGCAAAGAGAAAGACGGGATTCGCGCCGCGCGTCGTCAGTGCCGGGAGCGTCGCAACACGGATCCACCCGCCGACGGTGCTCGTCGTGAAGTTGGTGATCGGGACGGACACCCACGCGCCGGGGAGCACGCCCGGCGCGAGTTTCGCGCGCGACACGGCGGCATCGGCGAGCTCGGCGACGCCGATACTGCCGTCGGCAATCTCGCGGGCGCCGATGCTGCCCGCCGAGAGGTTCGCGCCCGTGAGCGTCCCCGGGGCGAGCTTGGCCGCCGTCACGACGCCCGACGCAATGATGGGATTGGGATAGCTCGAGCCGGCGAGATCGCCGCCCGCCGGGCCACTCGGCGGTAGCGTGGTGGGGGCGCCCGTCACCTTCGCCCACGCGACACTCACGATCTTCGGGTCCGTCACCGTGCCATCCGGCAGCTTGGCCGTCGTCACGGCGCCGTCGGCGAGCTTGCCGGTCGTCACGTTCAGGTCGGCCAGTTTCGGCGTCGTGACCGACCCGTCGGCGAGATTCGTCGTCCCGATGCCGCTATCCTGCAACTCACGCGGCCCGACCGAATCGGCGGCCAGCTTGGCACTCGTGACGGCCCCGTCGCGAATGTTGATGGTATCGGCGCCGCTATTCCACGCGCCGTAGATCGTATCCAGGTCGGCATCGACCTCGCCGGCCAGGATGTGCGGATAGCCCGCCGCCACCTTCGCGACGTAGGTTATCACGTTCCCTTGTTTCGGCGGGCGGGGAATCTGCGCCATGCTACTGCGTCTCGCGGCTGGACGGTTGCACGCGGAGCTCGAAATCGCGGAGATCGCACGGGTTCGGGTCGACGTGCGTCAAGACGGCGGAAAAGAGCCGCCCGCGGGGCTCGGGGACCGGACACTCGAACTCGCTCAGGATCCACTGCTGCATCGCCCACGAGGCCGTATCCCAGTCGGCCGTATCCCACACGTCGCCGAGCGCAATCGGCACGCGGAGCGTGCCCGCGACGCCGTAACTATGATCCGCCGTGACGGTGATGCCGAGGGACGTCGTCTCGAAGACGTGGGCGACGATGCGTGCGCGCTTCGCAATCTTCGGCGTCAAGGGGGCGCCGCCGTCCAGGTCCGCGGTGATGATCCGTGAGACAATCGGCACCGCACTCTCCTGCGCCCACTCGTCGCCGTTCCAATGCGCCACGTTCCACTGCCCGCCCGTCCGCGGCCCGACCGGATCCATGTAGCGGTCGGCTTGATCCAAGAGCACGAAAAAGGCCACCGAGCTGTCTTGCGCCGCCCACGCCCGGTCCTCCTCGGCCGGATGATTCGTCGCCCGCGCAGCGGCGCTGTAGCCCGGCGTCGTATGCGGTCCCCACCAATTCGGCGGATCGCCGAGGCCGTGGCGGAGGTCGAGCCACCATTCCTCGGTCGGGGTGACACCACCCGCCGGCACGAGGGCCAGCTTGTAGAAGCCGCGGTGATAGATCGCCCAGCAGTTTGCCCGCTCGGGCACCGGGACTGCGCGGATCGCCGGCTCGATCGGCCAGCCGACGTCTTTTGGCTCGGCTTGCTGCGGCGTCAAGAGATACACGCTCCGCTTGCCGCAAAAGAGAATGCCGAGCGGCGTCGAGGCCACGGTGCGGTCGCCCGGGCAGCCAATCTCGTCGGAGATTTGCACAAGCGTCGCGCCGGGATCATCGACCGGGTCGCCGAAATAGAGCCACGTGCTCGTTTCGGTCATGAGCGCGAGCGGGGACGTCGGGCTCCGATTCGTCGAGGACAAGGTCGCGACCGCGAGCGCCGTCACCGGGCCGCCCAAGTCGGGCGTCACGGCCCCAGCCGGGAAAAAGAGCCCTTGCTCGAAGAGCGATTGCTCGAGGCCGGGCACGAGGACGTTGGTCGCCCACACGCGCCGCGCCGTCTCGTCGAGCCCGCCGGCCCCCCAGAGGCGCCCGCGGTGCGCAATCAAGTGCGCGCCGCGCCGGACGACCGTCGACGGAATCGGTACGGTGGCCGACTCCACGGCGGGGTCATCCCACAAGGCAAACTGGTCAGCGCCGGTCGATGCCGGGAGGCCGACCGGGGTCTGGTCGTGCGCGCCCTCGATCTCCTGGTCGACGCCGGCGAGGAAGAGGTGGTAGAGCTCGCCCGCCGCAAGCGCCACCGTGGGGGCCTGAAACCCGAGCCGTTGCCGCCCCGACCCGGCCGTGGTCACGGTACGCACGGGCCCCACCTTCGTCCACCGTTGCGTCGGCCCGTGATAGGTCGCCCAGCGATAGCTGTAGGTGCCGGCGAGCACCCGCGCGAGCTCGTCGGGAATCGCCGTCGCCACCTGGCCCGTATCGTCGAGGAGTGCCAGCGGCACCAGGTCGACCGCATCGCCGCCGAGCGGCACTTGCTTCATCGGGTCGACGTCGTTGCCGACGTAGAGCGTATCGCCGACGACCGCGATCCCGTAGCGGAGGTCCTCAACCGGGCCGGCGGCAAAGGCGCCGTTGGTGACCGGCACGATGGGCGCGTCATTCACCGACACGTAAAGCTGATCGTTGACGACGCAGTAGAGGTAGCGCGTGCCGTCGCTGCCACTGCAATAGTAGAGCGGATCGACCCGCCCGGGTTGGGGCAACCGTTGCCACGGCGCACTCCCGCGGCGCTTGCTCAAGACAAGCGTCAAATCCGGCACCCAATTCTCGCACCGCGCGAGCCACCCGAGCGGCACAAAGGCAGGATCCATGGCGAGCATGGTGCCCTGGAAGCGCCGGACGGGAATCGGGAGCTCGCGGTCGGGGGCGCCGGGCATCTAGTCGCCCCGGAACGGCCGCCCGAAGATGAGCGGGTCGAGCGGAATATCCGCGCGTTGCGAGCGGAGCGGTGCGGCGCCGCGGCGAATCATCGCGAGCAACGTGTCCCGATTGGCCGCCTCGGCTTGTGCGCGCGCGTCCCGCTCGTGCTCGAGCGCAAACACATAGACCGCCTGCACGAGGTAATTGTGGTACGGGAACACGGGAATGTCCGTCGGCTCGACCGCCGGGAGCGGCTCGGGCGGGAGACGTCGGTAGCGGAGCACGACGTCGATCCGCCGCCCGGTCGGATCCGGGGCCACGCGCGCGCTGGTATCGCTCCGCGACACCGCCCAATATTGCGGCACGCCGTGCGACGTCGGCGCCGCCATCGCGGTCAATTCCTCGGGCGAGACCTCGACGGCAAAGCACTCGCTTTGCGCCCCGCCGTCGATGGCGACGATCTGGAAGGCGTGGTCGTCCTGCGCCGTCATGAAATCCGCGGGCAAGTCGACCGTCGGGCCCGTCAACACCAGCGGCGCCGATACGTAGAGAAACGGCCAGTCGGCGAGCGTGTAGAGCTCGAAGAGGTGTTGCGCGAGGAAATCCGCGGCGTCGGCGTCGAGCGCGCGGTTGCCCGCGCGATTCAACGCGAGGTCACGGATTTTCTGCC